TGGCAAAGATTTAACATATTCACTTTCAAGAACCGCTTTTAATTTTTTGATAATGCCTAACGATGTTTGTTGCTCCATTTCGTCAAGTTCCGTAGGCATTGGCGAAACGTTCCTTAATTGTTGCAATAAATCGTAAGACCTCATGCAGTGTCTTTTTACTTGAATTGACATAATTTTTATATTTTAAAAAGTGAGTGAATTAATAAGCGTTAGTTTTTATGCCTCCCACTCTTCGATCAAGTCGTCTGAGTGATTTTCAAAATCAAAGAAAAATTCCATACTGTGGTCGTAGTTTGCGCAAAATCCATCCTCGGACTGGAACAAAACCCTATTGTAGTCCAAAATATCAGTACCGCTATAAAGTACAGGATAATCTACGCTTTTTTCCAAGAAAATATATTCCGGCGCATCGCTACCAAAATGGATATAATGTACATTTTCTCCATCCTCCAAATATGCCCCAAATCCATTCCCTTCCAATTTAAAGCCTTCGCCTTCTTCCTCCAAAAATTTACGAACTTCATTTCTTTGCTCCCAATCGGAAAAAGCCAATGTTTTTAAATCGGAAAAGTTTGCCTTTAGATTTTCGAGTACTTGCAATGATACTTTTTTTGACATGATGTTTTATATTTTAAAGTGAATAATTCCCTATGGTTCGATTAAAATTTGCAAATTACTCTGCATTCATGCCACTCATTAACCAATCCATTGTACCAAATACTTTAGTTTGGTCAACTTGGTTATTTGTTTTTGGTGCGGCTGCTGGTGTGCTATTTGCAACAATGTACGGGCGCAATTTTGGGCTGATTTCGCTCTCATTTTCTGCTTCAATAGCCCACTGCTTCGTGTTTGGATTCCATTTTGCGCCTGTGCGTTTTGCTACTTCTCTTGGGTGTGTTGCGCTGAATGGTATTGATAGATAAATCATAATTTTATATTTTAAGATTAAGTGAGTGCGTTACCGCTTTTTGTTGATACAAAGATACGGGTACTTTGTATTATTGTGGTAACTTTTATTGAATTATTTTCAAAAAAAAGTGTTAAAGTTTTTTCAATTATTTCTGAAAGATTTACAACTTAGTTGTGAGTGAATTTTGCCCGCTTTTACACGGGCGTTTTATTGTTTAGTTTATTTCAAATCCATCTTTTATAAACCCGTCCCCAGAAATAACAAACTGTTTGCCGTCTTTCATTATTTTGGTATCGTATGTATCTTGCAAAACCTTTCCAAAATAGTTTACTGTGATATTTACCATCTGAAAGGCAACTATACCCTTTTTCAATAGTTGCTTATCTGTGTTTTCAACTCTTTGTAACTTTTTGATAATTAAATTTTGCATGATATTTATTTTTAAGTGAGTGAAATTTGCCCGCTTTTAGGCGGGCGTTTTGTGGGATATTGGCTTAATTATATCTTTTAGATAGCCAATTTTCAAAACCAATTTTTTGGTCTTTTGCATCTAAATTGTTAAATTCTACAAATCTATTAGATACCCACTCATACAAAGTTTGCATTTCAGAAAAAGGCAAGCCGGTAGATTGCATTAGCCTATTAATAAAAACGTCGTAACAGTTTTTTAATGCTTGTGTAATTTCAATTGCAGTATTCATAATATTTTATTTAAGTGAGTGAGTAATTAGTACGCTGTGCGTTTTTGATGATACAAAGATACGGTACTTAGTTATTAAAGTGGTAACAAAAAAGCAATTATTTTTCAAAAAATTACATTTTTATTTTTCAATAACTTCTGAAAATAGACAAACGATTGATAATCAATAAAAAAGCCGCCCGATTTACAACGGAACGGCCAAAATTAAAAATAATCTCACTTAATAAAAATATAAAAATAAAATACAAAAACTCCAACCAAGTAAAGAGTGCATCTTAAAAATTGCATAAATTAGCATCCAAAAACAGGCACTAAAAATAAACGCATACTTGCAACCCTTATTAAAACTTCCATTCTGCTCACTCATTACGGCAATTTTTTAATGTACCTAATGAGTACATAACCCAGGACTAACGCGCCGCTGGTACTAAACAGCGCAAACCGAATGCCCATAAAAGGAAATAACGATACAAGCAACCCGACCGCGCCGCAAATAACAAACGGGTAATCCATAATGCACAAATATAAAACAGATTTATTACCGTACCGCTTCTTTACCCAATCTGTTGCAAACCATAACGGGTATGTTATATCCCGCATCAATAACCATAATGCAGTACCGATACCCGCGCCGGATATGGCTGCCATTATCTGCATATAAAATATTAGGGTTAAATCCGTTGCTTGTTCGCTCATAGGCTATTTTTTTGCGCAAAGATATACGATATTTTTTTATTTGCGCAATGTTTTTATTTACCGCCAAACATCTCCATTGACGTATGATTTTTGATATTCATCATCTAACCTTTGCTTAAATTCGCTCACCAGGTTTTCAACAGACTCTTTGCTTACTGGCTCAATTGCATGGAATTCAAGTCTTGCTCCTTTGTGCATTCCAGCGCGGAAAGCAATTTCTATTTGCTGTTTTATGTAATCAGCAGAATACCATGTTTCGTATTCGCCGTTTCGTTCTATTATTAATGTATCCATTTCATTGTGTTTGTAATTTATTTTTAAAAAGGTATTTCAGGATTATCATTATCCCTGTTAGCACGCAAGCAATTACCAAACCTTGCAGCGTAAAAACTTGGCTGATCGTAGCCGCGACTTGTAAGCACATTAAAATGCCACACCCCTCCATAATTAAGCATTTTTTGGCCTTTTCTGCACTCCATTAAAGTCCGATACATTCCCTGAGGGTATCTTGAGTGAGTATTAAAAGACCTGTAATTTATTAGCAGGTTTACTAACTTGATTTCTCGGTGGTCTTGATTTTTGTGCGCTCTAACAAACGCCTTGTATTGTTCTTTTGTCATAGAATTTTTATTAAATCGTTAGGGTTAAAATTCTCGTCAAATAAACTTACGCTTTTATACTTTGCTAAAATCTCACCACTGTGCGACATTCCTCGAAACGTAGAAACAATAATTATTTCGGTATCTGTAAAATCTATCGAAGTCCTGAAACCGCCTCCGCATGGAAAGTTTTTAGACACAAAACTATCTAACGCCCTAAAATTTGCGTCATGCGTTTTTATTCGTTTTTTTTCTTTGTCCGTCATGCTTTTATGTATTTTGCAAGAAAAGTAGTAACGGTTAAATCGTACTCGCAAAGTACCCCGTTAAAAAGTGCTTCGTGCTTAATAACGTACTTTTCTAGCCGCTCAAGTTCTGCCAGATTTTTTTGGTTTAATACTTCATATTCGTTTGCCTCCCAAACGTCCATTTCTTTGTAGTGTGGCAAAATTTCGGTGTTAAAATAATTTACCGCTGCTTTTGCTTTTAGTATTTGGCCAATCGCGCTATCTTGGTGCTGTGGCTTCAATTTTAAAGTATTTTGCATTGTTTTATATTTTATTGAGTGAAATTTGCCCGTTTTTAGGCGGGCGTTTTGGTGGTTATTATTTTTAAGCCATTAGGCTCGATTGGGCGCAAAGTATCGCTATTTGCATAGATGGCGATTTATATGCCTTTTCTACGTCCGCCCAAGTCTTAAATTCTTTGCCTAATCCCTTGAATGGGTTATTAGTCTCCTTTCTTACTGATATATAATTTAATTTGCCATTAACCTGCAAAAAAGAAAACAAATTGCCGCCCGCCTTTACGGTAATGCTCTTATATTCTGAACCGTTTTGAATTGTGGTATTTACGTTTGACATAATATTTTATTTAAGTGAGTGAGTAATTAGTACGCTGTGCGTTTTTGATAGGTCAAAGATACGCCCACTTCGCATTAAAGTGGTAACATTTAATAAACTTTTTTTCATTTTTATTTTTCAAAAACAATTGAAAGTTTATAACGCGCTAATAATCAATTACTTACTAAACAAAATACCTAATACCGCCACGCCTTTTATTTTCCTGCCTTTTGATTAAACCCGCCTTAAAGGCACGGTACAAAATATTTCGTACCTTTTCGGGTGTACTGGCTATGCTGTCGGCTATCTCATTTGAGTACTCGAACCCGTTTTGCACCTGCTCAATAACTTGCATCATTTTGTCGGTCGGTTTTATTTGTCGTTTGCGCGGCGCGTATTTGCCCGTAACAAATATATGCCCGTGCGCTATCGTTGCAATGCCCATTTTTTCAGCGCGTTTAATGTCACGTTTTGTGATGTGGTGCGCTTTGGTGTAAGTTTGTAGCGGTACTGGCTCGCTTGTTAGGGCAAACTTACTGAGTGTTTCTTTTTGTGCTTCGTTCATATTATTTCCGTTCATGTCCAAAATTATAGTTACTCCCTACTGATAAAAATTCTCGCTCTTTTTTCAATTGAGACACACGCATCATTATTGCCCTTTGTATTCCGTCAAGTGCTTTCAATTGAGCCGCTACGACTTCATGGTGAGCCTGTGCAATTGCTTCAATCTGCATCATTTCCGCGCTTGCAATCTTTGCCTTTGCGTTAGCATCTGTAAAATTATCCCCACTGCTGCGTAATTTCATTTTTTCAACTGCATAACCAACCTCGCTATTAGTTTGCGCAACTCGCTTTTCTTGCGAAGCAAGACCTAATTCGTTTGTATATAAAAAGCAATAATAGGCCATTCCGTCTAATGCCTTTTGCAGCGTGTCCAAATCTTGGAAATCGGACGGTATTGAATTGTACCAGTCTGCAATTTTTGACGCTTCACTTATTGCACTGCCAACAGCGTAAATATTTACAATGTGCTGGCCGTCGGGTAGTGCCTCTACCAAATTGCGAATTACTGGCCTTGTTGCCTCTGTAATTTGTCCGCGCTTTGTTTCTATTGTTATCACAATTTATATTTCACTTGATTTGCCGCCACCTAATCTAAATTAAGCGGCGGCAATGATTTACACCCCTTTTTCTAGTAATTGCAAGCGCATATCTAGTATGTGCGTGTACTGCTGCATTGCAAGTACTTGCATAGAAAGTAAAAATTGATGATCCGTTGAAACCGAATCAATACGATCCGAATTTTGGAACGCTTTCAATTTTTCAATCTTTTCATCTAATTGCGCCTTTTCCTCAATGACGCGTGTTTTAAAATCTGACATAAGTATGTGTGTTTGCGCGGTTTTAGCCGCTGCTTAAAAGTTATTCAAAAATTGCGTTAACGCCCAAAAGCGCAACAAATAAAAAAATTATTACCCATGCGGTTAACTCCCATGTTGTTGCTTTTAAATTTTCCTTATTCATATTTTTGTTGAATTATTTTGTTGTTTAGGTAGTCTTCTAAATATTGCAACCCGGTATGCACGTCCCAGCAAAAAACAGCGGCGTAACCCCTCATTTTCAGTTCATGCAATGCTTTATTTTGCGCCTCTACGTGTTCATTTTTTAGTAGTTCGGTGCTGTTTTTTTTGTAGGGGCTTTTTGATTTCCACTCGATCAACAATGCCCCGTAAATTTCGGACATTGCAAATATTGCCATATCCGGCTGCTTTAAATTGCTGCTCAGTTTATTTGCCCTTTGTTGCTGCTGCATTGTTTTACCGATATGTGCCGCCGTATCTGAAAATACAATAACACTACCCTTGTATTTCATCTGCACCGCGCAAACAAAAGCGGCTTGCATTTTATATTCGTCCTGTTTTTTCATCTTTTTTGCTTAGTTTTAAATAATTATCGCAAATTTCAACGGCTCTATGATTTTCTTTGCCGTAAAAATACGCCCGCAATTTACGCACATAAAACAATCCTTTTGCAAGTTCGACACGTGGTCGGTATTGCTTACTGTTTAGGCTAAAATAGTACTCATTATCTTTGCCAAATGTGGCCTCGATTAAATGCAGTACGCTTTTTGTTGCCTCGCGTATTTCATTGGGTAGATTGTCAATCATTCCGCAATAATTGAAACGTTATCATAAAAACGGATTTGAAGCAAATTGCACAATGCTGCATCAAAAAAGCCGCCGCCCGCCCGGTCGTATCTGTACGAAAAATCAAGTACAATATAATTTTCGCCTTCTTCGCGCACATTTGCAAAATAGTTATTTGACATTGGATATAAATTAAAGCGGTCTAGCGTCGAACCATCTTTTTCTCTGCACCAATACCGACCAAAACGCTCCGGCTCTTCAATTTCCCTTTTGTCGGGAATGTACCCGCCCATTGCTGCCACTGCTGCAAGGTTTAAGACGGCGGTTAAATAATGCTCGAAAAGTTCTTGACTTTTGCCCGTAATTTTAATCTTCATATTTGCTATTTCTGTTTAAAAATGTGAGTAGTGCAATTGTGAAAACCGCACCTAGGCAAAAACATAGCATTCCGATTAATACCGTTCCGCCGCCGTTTGCTGTTATTTCTTGCATATTGTTTGTTCGCGTATTTTATTGATAAGAACTTCTAACTCGTTTGCTTTTAGGTTGGATTCTGTTAATCCGTCCTTAAATGTTTGTTGCTGTTTTGGAAAATTAACAAGCCTGTTAATCTCTCCTTGCATGTCGGATATGTCTTCTTTTATATCTTCGTGCTTTTCAGTAAGTAGATTTAAAAGCCAAATGCATTCCGATCTGGTTAGATCTATTTTCATGTTGTTTTATATTTTTCTAATAAATTTTTGCCCCATTGGTTCGCTATGGCATTGGCTATGCCTGGAAAGGTTTTGCTTCTTGTTTCCTTCCAGTCTTTTGCCGCTTTTGCGCCCCCAAAGCCTTTGGCCTGTGCAAACCAAAGAGGCTGTCTTTTTTGTTTCCCCTCTTTACTTACCCATTCGAACATTTCCCCTTTGCCAACATGGCTAACATTGCTATCAAAAAGATTAGCAGTTTTGTTGTGGTACAACGGGTCTAATCCTTTTAACCACAAACACGTTGTTTTTTGGAACTCATCACCAAAAAAATACGGCTGTATAATTTGCGGCTTTGGTAGCCTATTATTACCGTTCATTGCGCCCATTGGGTTTTCCATATAAACGTGATCGCAGATGCTGCAAACATACTCCCATAACTGTATTGTCCACTCCGTTGCCTCAATGCGTTCCTGGTGCTTTGGCTTTCCTTTTGCGTATGTGCGATTTCCAGATAAAGTCATTTTTGTACAGACTGGGTGCAATCCGATAAAGTCCCACTTTTTAAGCCGTAACGCCTGGAATATATCCATTTTTAAATGCCACTCAGGATGCCCTCCCGAACAATCTTTTAAGTCGCAACTAAAAGCATTTATTCCTAATGCTCTTAATTCGATGGTTACGGTTTGGCTTTCCTCAAAGCCTATTAAAAAGTTCATTTTAAAATAGTTTAGCCTGTTTTTTTCGCGTTTCTGCGTCAGGCGGTGTAAATTTATTTGATTTGTTCGCTTTTTTAGCCTCGTTACAATCGCTAAACATATGCCTAACGTGCTTATTGGGGTTATAAACCTTTTCGCCTTGCTGTACGCTGTCCGCTGCTATCGGTAGGCTTTTCCCGTCGCTTGTTAGCCAAACTATTTTTGTGCCGCAATGTACGCATGGTTTTGCGTCTGTACGTTGCGATTTTGGTAGTTCTGCTTTTGCTGCAATAGTACCCTGTTTTGTGTTGAGCATATCCACCGCCTCGTTAAATGCCTCTTTGTACCCCTTAGAAACTTCTTTATATCCTGCTTCGTCTCCAATTTGCCGCGCCACACTCATCGCCTTTAAGATATTCATAAAGGTAATTATTGGCTTTAGTCCGCCCTGCATTATTAATTCTTCAATGATACGTGCCTCGGTGGTTGTTACCGCGTCCGTGCCGTTTAGGTTGTGTATTGTAATAACTTTACTCATCTTGCTGCTCGTTAAATAGTTCGGTATTTTCAAGTTCAATTTTCTGCAATTGCTTTTTTATCTTGCTAGCATCCTGCTTTAAAATTGCCTTAAAAAGGCTTTCTAATCCAGCGTCGTGGAGTTCTATTGCGTTGCTTTGTGGTTGTTTGTTTTCGTCCTGGTCGTCTGCCATTGGTATTGGACTGTCATTTTTCATAATTTTATGTTTTAGTTTTTAGTAAACAACATTTTTTGTACTTTAGTCCGCTTTCGCATTTTGGGCAAATGGCGTTCCTGTTTATTTTTGGCTCTGTGCGCACTGGTATGTCGGTTCCATATCTTTTTGTTTTTGGCAGATACATTTCAATTGGCGGTGGACTGAACAATGTAAACACATTGCCACTATCTGCTTCATTATTTATCAATGTCATTGCATGTTGCCTTCCACCTATTACCCCAATTTTACTATCGTTTGTTATGTCCATGGCTAAATCCATTTGTTTTCGCCCTTTATTTGGCGAAGTTTGTTATATAATGTTTTGCCCTTCATGTAGTCTGTAAGTGCGTCCAACTTTTCAACAACGACCTTATAACTGTCATTGTGGTATATCGCAATTACCATATCATTGGTTTTTGCTTGCAATATGGTTACCTCGTTTACAAGGGCTTTTTTATTGTTTTTGCCGAACGATACACGTGTTGTGACGTGTACCCCGTCTATAAACGAATCAAAACCCTCAATTAAAAGGTTGGTAAGGTATTCGTTTATTTTTTGCGGGTTTACTTTTGGAATTTCGTGTTGGTCAATGGTGAAAAGGTTTGAGTACTTTTTTTGCGTTTGTGTTTGCTGCTGCATATTTATTTTTTTTAGTGTGAATTACCTGCTTGTTCAAAAAAATAAACAATACCTTCTATGTCCTGCCTAATGTTTTGGGGCAACAAAAAAGACCCGTTTTTTATTTTGTGTTCAATGTCTATTTTTTTAATATCTTGTATTGTTTTTAGCATATCAAAACCAATACTTTTCCCAAGTGACAGATGTATTTGAGTTGCCCTAGATAGCGGTACGCGATTATAAACAGTTTCAATATCTCCGTTTTCATTAAAGCAAGTAGTTACTATAATTACATTGCCGTCGCCGTCGGAGCAAGAATCAAAATTTTGCTGCATATTTTTTTATTGTGCTTTAGTCGTGATATAATGGGGTGTATTTAACAATATCTAATGCCTGTTTGTTGGTTATTAATACGCCTTCTTGCTTACGTAGTTCCGACTCTGTTACATACATTTCAAGTTTTTGCATTATTACTACAAGGTTTTTTGTCTGCTCAACCCGTTCGCAAAACAGACGCAAGCAATCGCAGGCTGTTTTTGTGCCGTGAAGTCCACCCAAATCATCGATTACTTGCTTTGCGGTTTCTACTAATTCTTTGTTGCTCATCGTTATTGCTTTTAGTGACTAAATAAGCAACTGCCACTATCTAATATTTACAAATAATAGCAGTTGCCTAAAGTGAAAAATTAATATTGCTCTTTTGCCGGAACACTATCTACATCGCCATACTGCTCAAGTAGCGGCTCTACCTCCGTTTCAATATCGTAGCCTTTTTCAAGTAACGCAACCGCGTTATTTAATTGCCCTTCAATGAGCGGAACTATACCAACCCCAACACGTTTGATATTTGATAAATTGTACTTTGCATTTTGTAAAGCCTCTAAAATTGTTACTGCCATTTTATTAAATTTTAAATGTAATTAATTATAAAAAAGTGATTAAATGTTTATTAATATACCGATGTGTTCGCGGCAAAATTTTAAGATATGCGGAAAACCCGCGATGTGGTTATAGTTTTATATTTCTTGAAAATTTCCGGCTGCTCTAATTCTAGTAACCTTGCATCTACTCCAATTTTGTCCTGTTCTTTCCAAGAAAACATTTTTGCGCCCATAAATGTAGCCGTTTCGTTTTCCATCATTGCAAGTTGTATAGCCTCTTTCAGTTCGTCGTTTGCCGCTTCTAGTTCCTTAATTTTTGCGCTGTTGCTTTTTATTTGACTGTGATAAATTGCTAAATCTTGATTTAACTCCTTATTTCCGCCGACCTTTGAAACGATCTTTAAAATGTCGTCTTTTTTTAGCGGTGGTGGTGCAATGTTTTGCAATACGTTTACCGTCCAAAATTGTGCAGCCTGCTCAATCATATCACTAAAAATATCTTCGTTAAATTCAATTTCTATCCAATCAAAGTCAACACCGCGCGACAACCACGCAATATAGCCGCGCCGCTTTCCTGTTATACCTTGATACCATAAATTTTGAAAGTACCAGTTTAGTGGAATATCGTCTTTGGTTGGCGTTTTTTGTGTCGTCTTTATTTCCAGTACCGCGTCCCCATTTTTGCCTTTTACAAATCGGTCAGGCGTGCCAATGCAAAACGTGTGTACTTCGTGTGAAAAATGCTGGTCACCTCCGCCGTAAAGTTCAAATCCTTGATCGGCAAACATTTGAGCAACAACTGGCTCTAAATAATTTCCAGCAACCGTAAACTTATTTCCCTCAAAACTTGCAACGCGCCCCGTTTTTTGCTCCCAAAGAGCGTACGGCGTTTGATATGGATTAAGTCCAAGTACGCTTGTTATTTCGCTCCCTCCGATGCCTTTTGATCGGAGGGTATGCCATTCTTTTTTTTCACTAGTCATTGCGAGATATTTCGTTTTTGCGATTGTTAAAAATGGCCTTTACATCTTCGCGGCTGCTCCATTCCGACGCGCCTTGATTCCAGTACCTTTGTAGTTCGTCATTATCGGAACACGCCTCAACGCCTTCGCGTATGTTTTTAATGTCTGTCGCTTCAATAATTTCTGAATTTTCAGAAATCTCAATTGTCCCTGAAACGTTTCCCCCTTTAATGTCTTCTAATTTAATAGCGCGGTCGTCTGTTGCAATAGCAGAAATAGTTTGAGACGACAAAGGGACAATTTTCAAAAGATTACGAAGTGCGGTTTTTTTCCACATTTCATCGCCCCATTTTGCCCAAACTCCACCCGCTTCACCTTTTTGTGATGGCGATGCCATTCGCCTCTTTTCCACCTCTGTTTTCCCCATAACAACAAACTCCTTACCGCCGTTTTCAAACTCAACAACCGCGTAAACGGCAAATGTTTCGCCCGTGTTTTCCAGTGCTGGTATATGCTTAATTCGCGGGGTTGTACCGCGTTCAAACTCAAAAACATCATTGCGGCGCACAACCTCGGCAAATACGCTTTTTACTTGCCCGCTACGATATGCAAGGGTAATTAAACCCTTGTAATCAATTTGGAATTGACAATCAATTTGCCCTGTCATTCCATTTTTGCGCGGTATAAAATGGCATTGACCAAGCGCGGTATTTAACCCAAGCAAAGAGGCATGAAGCACCGCACCAATTAGCGTCTGTACGCTACATTCTTTTAGTGCAGGATTAGTGGATATTTGAAATACAGCCGCCTGTATAATTGCGTCAGGTTTTCCGCCGTTGGGCATTGCCTTGGCTATCTGTGCGGCGTATGGCGCAAGTGTAGCCTCGATTGAAGTAGAATTAAATCCTACCATTGTTCCTGGTTTTGTTGCGCTTGCAAGTGCGGTTTTTGCTTTTTCTGCAATATTACTCATTTTTTATATTTTTTTTAAGTGGTAAAATGTCAGGGCGCAAAAGTTACGCCCCGACCGTATATAAATCAATCACCAAAAATGCTATGTTTCATCGCTTTCATAATTTGCCGCCGCTTCTAAACAGTAGTCTTTCACCTGCTCAATGAAGTCTTTAAGGTGCGGCTTGTCCGCACTATAAGCAAACTCCGTTTCAAAATCGGTATTTACTGCAATCCAAACGTTTACATTGTCAATATCTTGCTGTGTTAATTCCCTGCCAAATTCCTTGTAAGATTTCTGCAAAGACTCTGTGCTAACCTCATTAATACACATAAAGACATTTGAAAAGTGGAAATTTGTTTCGGATTGGTCGTCAATGTCGTTTGTTCCTTCGTAGTGGCCAATTTCGCATTCACCCTTTACGGTTACGGTTACGCCCTCTGTTTGCGAATACATTACTGTATATGATTCGCTAAACTCGATAATAATTTGTTGATCTTGCATTTTTGATAAGTTGTTTAATGTGATACAAAGGTAGTTGTTAGGGCTAACCCGTGCAACACTTTTTTGATTATTAACAACTCGTTAACAAATGGTAAGATTAAAAACGCCCCGATGTTTTTTAGTCATCGGGGCGTTTTTGTTTGTTGTTACGCGTTACGCAATTCATTATATTCCCTTTCAGCCGTTGCGGCCATTGCTGACCACCTCGGTCGGTCGTCGTCATTTGAAGTGTTTGCTTGCATTTCGCAATACTTAACCCATTCTCGCCACGCGCCTACATTTATTTCTGTAGCGTTTCCATTAATTAGCGCGGCAACTTCGCCGCACGTTTTGCGACGCGCAGAAACTGCCGGGTGTTCATCATCCTGCTTTGGGCGTGACAAATAGATGAGCGACGCTTTAAGCATACCGCTATCAAGTGCGCTAAATTTTGAAGAACTGTTTTGTTCTAAAAATTGCCGAAAACTATTTGCCGTTGCAATTGCGCGACCTTCGGGCTGCAATGTTGTTTTTATTTTTTCTATTAGCATGATTTTATAAAATTGAAAATTAATATTCTGCTTTATGTTTTCAAAATGGCTATAATTACCCGGCGCATCTGTCTTAATTTGCGTACCATCATTCATAATTTGAATGCAGCCTTTTCTTATAGGCTCTTTTAAATTTAAAATTGGCGCATTTGGCCTAATGCCATCTTGCCAGCCAACACTATCGCGGCGCATTCCGCTATCTTGTTTATTTGCGCCGTAGTATGCATACTGCTCAAATGTGCCATTTTGGTATGCGTATTCATCCAAAATAATTTCTTTAATATTTTCATTTGGAATATTTGGCCTGTTTTTTTTAGCCATTTCTAATGCTTGTTTGCGCTGTTCAATTGTTAGCATAACTTAAAAGTTTTTGTTTTTTTGAAAATAAACACCAGTGCAAATGGCGTCAATATTATTTTCTTCCATGATGGCTTGTATTTCGTTTGTATTTGGGCGTACGTGCCTTAATATACCAAATTCACTTTGCCTTTCATTCCTGCCAAAAACAAGAAATTTTTGGCCTACCATTTCAGGGTTAAAAAAATCAGACGCGCACCCTTCAAGTATTTCAAAAGTTTGCCAAACGCCCGATTTTTTAACCTCATAAATCATAGTAACTAACGGCAAATTTGTACACATGATTCGTTCATGGTTAAATCCTGTATCGCCTCCGTTTTTAGTTTCTCTACCCCTTCTTATAAAGTCTGCCGGAATTGAATAGCGCGGAATAAATTCATTTTGTATAAACTCAATCATATTTATATTTTCGCACTCATCTATATTGCACAAATTTGATTTTAGATGATCTTGAGCCTTGTACTTGGTATTCATAATATTTTTATTTAAGTGTGATTTGATACGCTTACCGCGTTTTAGTGATACAAAGGTAGTTGTTAAGGCTAACCCGTGCAACACTTTTTTGATTATTAACAACTTATTAACAAATGGTAAGATTAAAAACGCCCCGATGTTTTTTAGCATCGGGTCGTTTTTTATTTCTTTCCCTCGCTTCTAATCATAATCGTATCGCCTTGCTTGGACACACGAAAGCGATCTTTTGCATCCTGTTCCATCCAATCGCGAACATCATATGGCATTTCCGTATGACCATCAAGACGGGTGTATATTTCTTTCCCGTTTTTTATTTCGCCGGAGACGCGCCAAACGGCTCTACTTCGTAATTTAATACGTATTCAACTTCCCCATTAAAGTGAGATAAAATATCTTGGGTTTTGAAGAAAAACCGCGTACTAGCGTCTCTATACCCATAATCCCCTCTTTGTCCTTGAGAAGACTCTGAGCGAAAAGGCTTTAATTCTGGGTAGCCATCCACTCCATTTACTTGAAAGTGGATCTGTTCAATAAATGGTGTGCATAAGCGGATTTTATCAGCGTTCATCAAGTCCCGCATTAGCCCCCTGAAAGGGGTTCTTTCTGGGAAATTGTAAATTCCGTTGGCATTTATGGTCAAAATATACTTTTCATTCATAATTATATGTTTTTACTTAGTGAGTGATAGCGTTACCGCGTTTTAGTGATACAAAGATACTACCCTTTTGTATTAAAGTGGTAACATTTATTCAATTATTTTTGATTTTTATTTTTCAAAAACTTCTGAAAGTAGGTAAACCATTCACAATCAACACACTACCTATTTACAGAATAGATAAGGGTGTTTTTCTTTGCTTCAATACATAAAGCAAGTTCCCCAACCGTAATACGATAATCCATATTTTTACGACTTCGCACGATACGACCGTCTGCCTTTTGCGTATATCCGTCGAAAACACTGTTTAAATAGTACGCCGGATTATTTGCCCCTTCGTACAAAACAGCATCGTTACCGCGCCCTAAATTAGCAGGAGAAAACACAACCAAATAGAAATCTACCGCCCTTTCTATCTTTTTGCCTTTAGTGTGATAACGGACGTATTTATCTGTTAAATCCATAATCTGTGATATTTGCCCGTTTTTACAATACTGCTTTACGTCTGCTAAACTTTCGGACGTTATACCCGATAACCCGATACTGGTAAATTGAATCCATCCCGCCGCAATACCGTCGCGGCGTATTGTGAGCGGTTTTAGGCTGCACTCTGATAGAGCAGTTTGGTATATATAGTGCGGCGGTATTTGTAGTTCCGCTGCAAGCAGCCTGGTTCTTTTTATAACCTCGTTTGATATGTAAGCAGGGTTTAAATCCATAATTCTACGCTCGAACGCCTCACTTATATTGTCGCTGCTTAACCCGTCGTATTGGCCATCATACACGGGCGTTTCAAACCGTTGCACAAAATCCGAAATTTCAGCACGAAAAAAAGAAACGGTATAACCTAATAATAGCATTACGCCAAATCTTTTTAAAAAACCGTGTCGGTCTTTGCCAAATAAGAATTTAACAGACACCTCCAAAAACTGGATTGTTATGCCCAATATTTTTAATGCCCAGTAAATTAGATAGCAAAGTGCTGTGCAGGTTAGTGCGCCGAATAGTCCGTCGTAAGATAGGGCAATTTGGAGCGCGTCTGTTATGTTCATTTTATTGCTTGTTTCTGCGACCCATTGATTTTTGAAATACCCTAACCCTTCTATCGTTCTTAATTTCTAAACCAAAGTCTAAAATTAAAAGAAACAAAAGCGAACATACGCCAACCGCTGTCAAAAATAAATCATCTATATGCAACTCGTAAAGTGTTGCAAATGTCAAAAATGCGAATAACAAATTAAGTACTTTATTCATTTTTTAGTGTGTTTTATTGTGTTAAATATTTTAAAATAAATCGTAGTCTCCAGAATTAGTTAGTTTTTTAGCAGTCGATTTTTTACAATAAATAATACCATTTTTTTCGTATAAATCGCCGCCATTGATCGCGCCCTTTATTAAAGACCAAAATTCCCTTTCTGCTGATATAGAAAACCTTTTGCACAAATCCTCAAAACTACAAGGACTTAACCACAACGAGGCAAATGCGTCTTTTTTTAAATCCGTTAGTGTCATTTTTCTTTTTTTATGTTGTTAAATATTTTAAAATATAAATAGTGCCACCCAATAAATCAACACCAAACACCCATTCAACAACCTCGCACAAAACAAAAGCGGCCAAAAACAATTCAGCCGCCGCCATTCCAATACATACCGCCATAAAATCGAAAGGTATTGGCGCAATGAATACAGCCAAGCAAAAAGCAGATTTACCCAAAAAATCGGGCAAAAGAAAATAAAGCAAAAGTGATATAATAGAATTTGGAGCAGTAAACCATTCGGTATAACCGGAACTACCTTGCGGCACTCTTTTCGATCTGAAACGCTGGAATAATCCGTGCGCTTTGCCCTCGATCAATCGAGCAGAAAAAAGCGGTATTTTTATCCATATTCTTATGGGAAAAGAAACGCCGCTTTTTTCTAGTATTGACTTGCTTATTTGCGCTTTTCGCTCAATCGGGTCTTTACTAATGCCAATTTTCCAAAGATACCACTTCGATATGTTAAGCGGGTTTTCGTGTGACATTATGTAGATGCTTTTGATTTCTATCATTTCATTTCGCTACTTATTCGGTCGTATTCCTTTTTTGTTACCCTTACTGTTTTTGTTATTATTAATTGTCCATGCCAAAAACCATAATAACTTGCCATCAAATTGGCAATAGAATCCTTTATTTGATCGTCTGTAAATACGCCGCTTTTTGATTTAAATGTAAAAAAAGACACGTAATAGCCGCCAACAATTTGACAATGAAAAAATGCTACAAAATACTTCATTTAGTTTCTGTTGTTTAATTGTTTGCGTTCGTATTCGTCGTTTCCGCCCTTATGTTTAAAAAACCCGCCGCTATTAGGTTTTGCATTAGGAATAACAAAAGAAGCAAGCCACGATATTGCGTATACTAGTCCGTAAAATATTAAAACCTTTGCAGGTAATGGCATGTCCCACGCGCTTGCATCAAACAACCATTTAAGCAGGTAAAATGATGCAACTATACTAACTATTATAAACAGCACAAAAGATGCGCCCCTTTGCATATGTAGCAAAACATTATCGTACCATTTACCCGTATGCTGGTGTTCTAATTTTGCAATCATGCTCCAAAGTAGGGCAACAAAACCAATACTAAGTATAGGCCATAGCATGTATTCAAATAGGCCAAAAAAATAGCCCCACGCTGTGCCAAATGTTTTGGAAATATCGTCATACCCTTGTTTCACTCCGTCCGCACCTCGTTTCATCGTTGCGCTGTCTGCCATTGTCGCAAAAGTGCGGCGCGGTTTTTCATCACCAAAAAGCGGCTTTACCCCTTCCTTTGTTTCGGCGGTTGGCTGCGTTGCGCCTTGCACCGTCTTACCGTTCACTAAAATATATTTCAATTTTCCAAACGACACATCGTTTTGAAAAAAACCGCCGCTTTTAAGGATAGTTTCAAACGACTGATTACCCGCGCTTTTGCGGTTTATTTGACCGCCGTGGTAGTGAAATTCAACCACGCCCGCTGGTTCGCAAAAGGCAGGAATACCGCCAAAATACTTTTGTAGTGCGTCTGTTTTGGACTGTGAAAAAATGGCGATGCTGCACATCATTGCAGCAATCAAGATTAAAATATTTTTCATTGTGTGTAAATTTTTATTTGTTATCCGATACGGTTTTTTGTGCTATTTTAGTTTGCGTTTCTGCATCACCTTCAAACATTTTCATTTTGAACATTGCGCCGTTGTCCCTCCACCCTTTTACAAAGTATGCAATATACCGGGCGTAATTTTCTTTTGTTTCAATCGCAAAATTATAATCCGGTGCAACTATTTTTTGATCGTTTGGCAGGTCGCTTTCCCATGCCAAAACCGCCCTACTTCCTACCTTCGCATCTGCAAACGGGTGCAAATACATAACAATAAACGGACTAAAACGCGCTATACCAATGACCCAATATGTTTTAGACGCTGCTTGCTTTGCTTGTTCTAAACGTGCCGTATATTCCTCTGCTGTTTCGCCGTCTTTTTGCACTATTAAGCAGTCATTTTGTAAAGATGCCGCAATACTGCCCACATCACCGATTGATAATTGATATTGCGACCGTATCATTTCACGCTGCTCCATATTTTTGGAGTAGGTCAAAACCAAAACCTTAGACACAAACGACGTTATAATAAGGATTAACAGCGCGTTTACTGCCAACATTTGCGCCCTTACAATCAAATCCATTGTTTCCTGTGTTGCTGGATAAAACGGTGGCAATAGCAAAGTAAATACCACCTGCAACACAAACCACCATAGAAAACCAGGCACTTTGGCTATTGGTTCGCCTAAACAAACGTGCATAACTGCACTTTTCTCAAATTTTAAGTATTCCCCTATCATTTTGATTATCAATTATTTAAAAGTGCATTTTTAAAAATGCACTACGTTTTGCACTATTTTTGTTGTATTTTTTTTGGTTGGGAATAGGGTAGCGCGTATGGTTGCTAACACCCTGCTTTTATAGATGTTCATACGCTCTATTTCTGCGTTCGTTTTACCTTCCTGCATAAGCGTGTAAACCTCCGTACATTTCTTTACATTTATAGTCTTTGTGCCTAATTCCTTTTTGAGTGCCAGTATTTGCGCATCTGTCAACTTAGCATCAAAAGCGCGACCGACCGACTGAAAACCTTTGTCGTTCGCCTCGCTTATTGTTAGATGCGTGTCGTTTATAGCGTTGTCGTCTTTATATTGTGCTAGTATTAACATATGTCAATCTATTTAAAGGTAATTTTTGGCCTGTTGTGGTAATTATCAAACAATCCCTAACGCTATCAAATGGCTGCATATCTGCAAATACTTGCTTTATGCTATTATACCGTTTCCCGTAAAATGTTATTGAATGTACTTTAAATTTGTGGCTTGTTTTTACGTTGACAAATAACACTGTTAAGCATTTTGGTAATTATGTTCGCTTTTCTCTTTCGTTTCTGTTATGCTAACGAGTAACAAAACGATAGGCAATAACGACGTACCAAGCCCAAACAAACAGGCTGTTATAATTGTATCCCAGCCGCCAGTGTTAAACATTAACCCCGTGTTAGTTAAAATTTTTTGGTAGTACATTGTTGAGTGGACGTACACTAACGCTAACTCGAAACCTATAAGCCAGTTAACCGCCATTTTTGCGCTTTCTAAGGATAACTCCCTTTTTGTGAGGCGTGAAGTGTTGAGCGCGAATATAGCGTAAAGGATAGCCGCGCCCGTCCCGATCAATCCATATTGCGAAATTAGTCCGTAAGCCGTTACTATACAAACGGTAACCATTGCCGCATCCGACGCAGAAAAACGCAACACGGGCGAAAAAATGCTACTCATTTGCGATTTTACAGGCTCTTGATCTACTGCAAAAACTGAATTGTTGACGGGTAGGTGAATTGTGGCCTGTTTTGCTGCTTTTGGCCGCTTCGCTGTTACTTCTTTTTGAGCGGGCGAAATACTGCTAACAGCCGCACTATCGGACAATAACACTAATACCTCTTTTGGTATGTTAAAATGTTTTTTAACAGACACCTTTGTTATTAATCCCTTTTCAGCAGCTCGGTTAATTTTCATTCTAATAACCTGCATTGCTTTTTCGCTTCCGTTAGTGTACTCGTTATACGTCATCGTTATAAGTTATTTTTGTTAGTGCGCCACAAAGGTATGTTAACCGTTTTTGTTGCGCAACAATTTTCGTATTTTTTTTAACGGAAAATTTGGCGTTAACATTTTTGGCTGTTAGTTCGGGTGTCGATTACCTATAGGATACCTATATCCTTTCCGCTCAACAATGGTTTCGTGGCTAACAGTTTGCCTAAATCCATTAGGATGCGAAATGTGCGCATCTTTAGTTAGTGGATTATAAATTACATTTGCTCCCATGTCCATGCAATCCAAAATTTGCTCAACAAAAGAGTTTATAATATTAGCGCAAATCCTTTCTTCTATTGTCGCGTGCTCGCTTACCTCAATTCGGCTTGGAAAAACAGTACCAATCTGTCAGTATAATTTTCCATTGTATTGTTATTTTAAAAGTTGCCCGCGTTAACGGGCGTTTGTGATTTATTTAATTGTGTTTCAAGTGCCTCAATCGGTAAGTACTCTCTATTTTTCTGTTCGTCACTCATTTCTATTTCATTCTTGAAAGCCCTAACATTGTAAACTAACGTTTCAAGTATTGTAGGCTTGCCCTCTATCCTAATAAGGTTTACCGCCGGAATAACACTTCTACCCTTTTCAAATTCAGGCAAAGGCATTTTTATTGTTGGCCTATACTGTCCATACTCAAACCCCACAAATTCACTACTTGGAAAATTTTTTGTTATCCAGTCGGCAAACTCTCCTTTTTCATTAAAAACGTTTCTAGCGTGATAAAAAGTTAAGTGCATCATATTAATCAAGTCTTTTAATGCAAAGTAATGGATTGTGTGCAAATTCGCCCAAAATAACGTGATAAGTGCCGCGTATGATTTGGCGGTACTCAATATCAATTAAGTACATTTTTTCTTTGCGCATTCGATACGGGGAATTGTAGTTTAATTTAATGCCTAATGATTCGGCAATACGCAAAACACCCAATCTTGTGCAACTCATATTAACTGCTGTCCTTTGTTTTTCACCTTGGTCGTTATGCGATTCGATAACTACTGAAAACCTTAAATCTTCGTTTTTCATAATTTTATCTTTAAGTGAGTGAAAAGTTGCCCGCGTTAACGGGCGTTTTGTGATTAGGCAATCGTTTTTAAATCACTTACAGACTGTTCCGCTAGCGATAAATAAAGATCAATATACTCTTTGTAAATATTACAATCCCAAGGGTCATTTATGTTTTCGCCATTCTCTTTTATATCAAAGAATATGTTTAATTTTTCTTCGCTCAATACATTTATATTGTAATGGCAATGTTCATAAGGCAGTTTCCACCACGCCCGCCGTTTTGCAATCGCATACATCATTCTGCATGCCCACTTCTCGGCAATCGAGCAATGTTGGTTAAACATATTCCTTTCGGTGTGAATCATTTGTATTGCTGGCAAATGCTGCAATATTTCTTTTGTGCTTTTGCAATTGATAAATAGTTCGCCTACTTGCATGGTGTTTTATATTTTACTTAGTGAGTGATAGCGTTACCGCTTTTTGTGTTAGTATATTTTGTCGTAATATTTTGGAGCGATAATTTCCGCTTGATTGTTGGCGGTTTCCCAATCAATAATCTCGCCTTCAATGTCGTCAAATGTAGGCTCTACGACCCAGCACTCGCCGTACTTTGTCGCCATAAGCCTAATTTCCCTTTTAACATTGTTTATTGTTGGCTTTGTTCCTATCATAATGCAATACCTAACTGCGCTAAGTATTGCATGTTTATCAATTTGAATATCTACTTTCATGTTTTTAATAATTTTATATATACATTGACCCTTTTTGGTTTTTTAGTTCGTGAAAATTATGATACTCTATGCATTCGACCAATGTATCTATTACGCTTTGTGGCGCAACAGACGAGAATTGCCTTAAATACCGTTGAGCCGTCCGGTATGCCGTTTGGCAGCATCTAATATTGCCGCCGTTCCAGTTTTTGCAAAATTTACTTACCGTTTCTAGTGATGTATTTGCCATGATCTTTAAAATTTAAAAGTGAGTGAATAAATACGCTTACCGCGTTTTGATAGGTCAAAGATAAGGGTGTTTTGTATTAAAGTGGTAACATTTAATCAATTATTTTTGATTTTTATTTTTCAGAAATAATTGAAAATTCACAAAGTATTGATAATGAATAAAATGCCCGTCAACTTTACAGCGTCGGGGCATGATTGAAAAATCCAAATTCGATTTCTTTATTGGTGTGTTGTTATGAAAACTCTACTACTCCTTTGTGTTCAACCGCTGCCTTGAAAATATCGTGCCATTTTTCATATCGTTCACTCATTACGGCGTTGTCCGATTTTTTGGCCTTTTCTGCGTAAAGATCAAAGTCGCTCAATATTTTTTCTGATACCTCCCAGTCTAAGCACCCCTCATTGTCGGCAAAGTCTATTAGATCAAAAAACGGCAAACTATTTTCTGTGTATATTTTCTCATAGTCAACTTTGCCATCTTCACATAGCAAATCCTGCCTACCTGCAATACTCAAAAGAAAGCCCCTGAAAAGGCCATGAAATCCATAACCACAATCAATACCGACATTCTCAATAAATTCACCTTCATAGGCTTGATTGTAAATTAAGTTTTTTACTTTCCATTTCCAATTTTCACTTGCCACATAGGCCACAAAATTAGCATCTTCATCGCTGCATGGCTTTATGTTTTTATAAACAGATACTGATAATCCCATTTTTTTTAAGTATTTAATTGTTATTGTTATTTTGTGCTGACTTATTTATATATACTCATACTCATTGTTATGAAAACTATTTTCAATTGATAGCCATGTACGCTCCCTAATAGTATGCCAAATTTCTCCATTAAATTCTTTCTCAACCGATATGAAAACTTTATTTGTTTTTATGTCAGCAGATAAAATCCTGTATGTTTCTGATTTGTCAAAACCGTTTGTGGATTTTCTAAATGGGGTGTTTATTTTTACGTCTTTCATTTCTTTTAAATAATTTGCTCGGATCTGAAACTCCGCTTTTGTTAGTGGTAGTATTTGCCCCGTTTCAACAAAGTAATACCGTATTTTTTTGTCTATGTCTTTCATGCTTGTATTAACGGAATAAGGGGACAAAACTACTTTGTACTGCTTATGGTTGACGGCGGCTGCCTTAGTCCCATCCCAATAAATACACTCTGTATTTTTTCATATTTTCAAGTGTGTTTTATTTGCTGATCTTCAATAACTAAACTTGCAGCATCTTGCAAATTAGCCTTTGCCTCTGCTTTATTTAAGCCCTTAATTTTTCGGTTCATTATTGCCTCAATCAAGGCTTTGTCTTTTGCTTCATCTGCTTTCGATTGAAGTTTTTCTCCTGTTTTTGTGTTTTTCATAATTAAGTACTTTTTACTGGATCGTATTTTGAACAAGATGCCATATTGCATTTTATTTTCAGTAACCCGTTTTCAGTACGATTACTTGACCTAACGCCGCAATATTGAATAATGCTACCGCCGCACTTCCATCTTTGCCTGTGCTTGCAGGTTCGGCACGTGGTTTTGATTTCGTGGGTTTTGGTGTCGAAAAGTGTTAGATTTTCCATATGCTTTATGTCTATTTATCTCCAAACACCATCTACAACCACGCCCGATAAAACCGTGTCGCGGTCTTTAATTATTAAATGAGTATCGCCATTTTTTAAGTAGTTGCTCCTAAAACTGTATTCAATACCCGTTTTTGTGGTGGTTATAGTTATTTCGGTGTGCTGCTTTACGTTATACATAATTATTACTAAAAAAGCACAAACAGCACCTAAAAAGGCAAATATAATTATTGCGGTTTTGTTAAATTCTTTTTCCATGTTTTTGTTAGATGTGGGCAGTGTTTGGCCGCCCGGGTGAGTGAGTAGGTTTATGCAATATTTTCTAAAATAGATAAAAGTTTTTCTGCTTGCAGTATAGCCGTATCATCCGAGTTATCAATCTGGTCGAAACTTTCTGGGTTATCAAGAAACTCTTTGTTGTATATCTTAAAGGCTTCAATTAATTGTTGTTTTGTAAAGCAAAAACTATCGAAATTCAAATCTTCTATTTTAACACCATAATCTTCAATTTGCGTAGGTATAGGTTTAAAATCATTGTTTTTTAAAAAATCACTTAAAGTGCTACCTGCACTTAGTATTGATTCATTATTTTCTGATACATCAAAATTCTTGTTCATAATTTTATTGTGTTTTAATTAGTGAGTAACTAGCGTATTTTACACGCCCGTAATAAATCATTGTAGTTTGAATATTATGCCCTTTTTTTCTAATGTCACTTATTCGAGCCGCCAATCGCTCGCAGTCACATATTTGTCTTGCTATTTTTGTGGTTATTGTTTGGCCGCTTTGCAAATGCTCTAAAATAATGGAGCATTGCGATTTTGTGACTTCGTTTTTTAATGTAGCCATTTTTTTTAAGTTCGTTTTGATTCACCAGGCATTTGAGTAGATGTAACCATTGCACATAACCTGTCGTATGCCTGCTGAGATAATGCACCCGCTGCAAAGTCGGGGCTAAAATTTGATACAAATAAAGACTTTTGGCCGCTACTATTAAAGCGAGGGTAACGCCGTGCGATTAAATCCTCGTTTGGGTTGTACGTGTTGCCAAATTCTTTTTTATCCTCGGTGTGCTTTAAAAACTCATCGAAGCATCGGTAATCGTACTGCATACCCTGTGATATTTCGATGTTTTGCTTTATAGAGTTATTGTACTCCAAAGACCAATCCACAAAATGAAAGGCTTTTGAAAGGTGCTTATCATTAACCTTTTGCGTTAATGAAAACTTGGAAATAATTTTCATTATTTCGGTTTTAAACACCCCAACGCCACCCCACAACCAAACGCCCTTACTAAGCGGTAAAGTTGAACTACTGTCATTTATTACCCATTTTACAAGGCTTTCGATAACCGCCGCTTGATCGGGCGAAAATTCTATTTTGTAGTTGCTTAACCCTTTTATTGCTGCGATTTCTGCACCCCTGCGAAGTACCATCCTACCAACTGCCAACCTTGCTTCTGAATATTCCATTTCCTGTGCGTATGAAATTACTGGGCTACAATTTTGCGGTTTTGGATTCCAAATATTTTTTAAGTAGTCTTTCCCGTAATCCGATACCTCTAATACAAAACCTTCATCATTTGCGCCGCCCTTCATTCTCTTTGCCAGTCGCTCCATAGATTCGCGCAATTGCGAAAGGTCACGACCGCCCGAAAGTTCTAACGCTTGCTTTTCTATGTCTGTCATAAATTAGAATGTTTTTCTTACTCCGACCTGTGGAGCGTCGTTAATAAATGAACTTTTCTTTTGTTGCGGTTGTGCCGTCTGCTCAAAACTTGACCTTTTGCCGCCGCCCGTACTTTTATCGCATTTAATTAGCCACCCTAAAAAACCGTTCTTAAAAAAACTTAACGGGTCGCGTCGGCACTGGTGCATACTGCTTTCTTTTTCGCGCTGGTAATAAGAGAAAAACGCGGCAATTTCCTGTACCGTCCTTTCAGTTGTCCACCCTGTTATCTTTGCAATATTAAACCAGTAACTTACCTGCTCAATATTTTCCTTTACAAACTTGGTTGACACGTCAATGGCGTTTGTTAGGTCGTCAACTACGACGGGCGCGGTGGGGAGGGTCGGCGGAACTGGTGGGGCTTTTTGATCTACGGGCTTTTGAAAAAAAGAAACATTATTTTCTTTGTTTTTTTCGAGTGCGCTATATAATAAACTATAACTATTATTACAATAATTATAACCTACCTTATATGAGTCGCCCGTTTGGGCAAATGGAATTGCCCGTTTGGGCAAATGGAATTGCCCGTTTAGGCAAATGGATTTTACTTTTTGGGCAAATGCATTTGCCCGTTTGGGCAAATGGCCATTTTTCATCAAAAACAATCCATTTGTAGTCACAAAATACGACTTAGTTCTGTCGTAACCACCGCCTTTAATTGACTGAATAACGCCCGTTTCCTCTAATTTGTCAACCTCTGTCCGTATCTGCTTAATTGTCAAATATGAGTAAGTAGATGCCAACGCTGCAACACTTCGCGATACTGGTGCGCTTGCAAAATCGGTATTATTATTCTTTGCCGCCTCCCTGTTTAGGAAGTGGAAATGCTGCAATAATATTGCGCCAATTACACCGACTTCCTCGGCTACTGAAACGCTAAAAGAATGGCTTTCGCTCATAGTGATTAGTTATTAAATAGTTGATCTTCGTTTATTTGGCCTTGCAAATATTGGTCAATCTTTTGGATTTTTTCTTTGTGTTCGTTGTCGCTTTGAAACTCGTAAAAACCCAAAAACCTACTTTTTTCATTTGAAACATCAAACGGCTGCCAAAACACCGTAAAAAAGACGCTTTGCGTTCCGTCATTTTGAGTAGTAAAGGATAGCGACACCTTACGCTCCTTTGCTTTTTTCATTGCCATTTTTTTAGTAATAGCAATTGTTATTTTGTGTAAATCCATATTATTTGATCGGTAAAATGCCCCACGCTTGCAATAGAAGCGCAACGCAAAGGCCAAAGAATATCCATACCGCTACGTACTGAGCGGCAATTTTAAAATCTTTTTCCATGTAAAAATGTGAATAAAAAAAGCCCGATATACTTTGGAGCGGTGGCTTAGACAGGCCATTGGAGGATACAAACCCCAAACCGCTCCGAAATATTCGGGCTTAATATAAATTTTGTGCGTGTATCTATTTGATAGCAGCAAAGGTGTCTAATTTTTGCTTTTTTATCGCGACCAAATAACCTTACAAAGGTAAAAAATTTATTCCAATATTTACAACTATTGCGCAAATATTTTTTATGTTTTTTAGTGTTTGCTAAATTCCGACATTTGCTTAATCGTTAAAATACGTGCTAAGTCCTGTAACGCTTCATTGGGCGTTGCGCCTTTTCCAATCGCGTATTTTTTACAATCTCCATTTTCGTCCCAAAACATCATTTCGTCCGTGTCGTCACTGCCAACCTCGTCCGGCTGGTCGCCTGCAAATAGGTTAAACGCTAAGTATTGCGCCCCACTATATGTGCCGCCGTAACGATCTGCAACTATTGTAAGTGGGTAAATTTCGCTTGGTACTACATTGTATTTTGTTGATTCTTTTTGCATATTTTTTTTATTTTTTACCCATTTTTTCAACTTCAATTTTCGCCTTCTTAACAAGATTATAAGCGGTCATAATTATTTCCGCCGCGTCCCGTCCGTTTTTAGGCTGAACACCCGACAAGCACCGCGATACCTTGCACCGAGTAAAACCCGTTATTTCGGCAATACGCGCCTGTTTAATATTGTAGTGTTTCAAATTTTCGTTTAGTTGTACTAAATTTAAAAGCCGTTTTAATTCCGTTGCTTTACCCATATTTGCCCTTACTGCTTTTTTATTGCGCAATAAACGGGGCAAATGTACGTGAATTAAAAATAATTGGAGGCGGTTAAATTAGTCTGTTAGTGATTTTAGGTATTCTCCAACTGATTTTTTACCGTCTTTATATCCTTTTATCAGTCCAGACTGTTGCGCTTCTTGACACAAAAGACCAATAACAAAAGATATTGTTACGTCGTTTTTGTTTGGAATCCTAACTTCAAATTTTTTATCAAGCATCTCATAGGTAATGCTTGCAAATATAAAATTAGGCTCTGTTTGATTTGTACCAGTAGTTTGAGTGAAAACAAACCCAATTTCTAGCATTGCGTCGTGCAATTCTTTTGATATGTTCATGCTTTTTTTGTTATTTTTATTTGTGAATAGTAAAAAGTCCCGTATATTTGCGCTTCAAAAGTTCATAGAACACATTTTTAACCAAATCTAATTATTATGAAATAGTCAAAAAACATTCCTGCGATTCGCGGGCGCAATTTTAAGAATTTTATAAAGCCTAATCGTTTTGATTAGGCTTTTTTGTTTTATGTATTTTTGAATGTTGATAGTGCCTCTAATCGTACTTTTTGCATTCGTAACAACTGCAATAATTCCGCATCTTCAAAACTAAAATCTTCTCGATCACGCTGCCAAATGTCCATCTGCAATTCAATTGCGTAACAAATGGCTTTGTGTGCTACTAAGTTGGCCGCTGTCCCTTCATGCTCCCACGGTATCCACTTTTCGCCGTCCCATTTTTTGCCTAAAGTTGGCATGAGTATTGCCAGTCCGTCATTTAAAATGTCTGATTTTTTAACGCCTTTGAGCATTCGAAATGTCTCTTTGGTCACCTTTACGGCAATCCTAGTATCTTTTTTTGCCTCCGTTTTGAATGGCCTACCTTTCTTTTTTTGTGTCATGTGTGTTGTGTGTTTAGTGTTTATTTTTGTGACCAAAGAGTTGGCCATGTTTTTTCTAATTCCGCTTTTGCAAACCCAAACTCTTCAATATCTTTTTTGATCTGCAATTCCGATTCAATCCATTTTTTTGCGCCGTCGTAAAAATTCTTTTTGATTTCAAAGGCATACGGTTTTCTGTTTAACCGCAATGCCGCCACAACAGTAGAGCCGCTACCAGCAACCGGATCAATAACAACGTCGCCTTCGTCGGTGAAAATTTCTATTAGGGTTTTGAGCAGTTCAACTGGTTTTTGTGTCGGGTGTATTTTTTCGCTTTCATTATCACGTGGCCAATCCATGCAATTGAAAATCATTTTGCCTTTATTTCTAAATTTTGGCAATTTGTCGCGGTAAAGAATTAGGCCGTACTCACAATTACCGACAACCTTCATGTTTGCCTTTAGCACTTGCGCTGAAAAGTTTTTTCTAAAAACTAGATTAATATAGTTGTTTAGTCCGTATCTTTTACCTAGTTCAATAAGGCTCATTTGCTGATCGAACGCGCAAAATATAATCATGCATGGCGCGTCGCTTTTCTGCCTTGCAACGCCATCCTGTTTATCTTTTTTTTGTTCAGCGCGTAACATTGTGCTGCAAAAGTGCATAAATTCAGCAGGGCGAAAATCGTTATCAGTATCAAAAAATGTTTTTCCGGCAAGATCACTTTCGCCGTTTTTATTGTCACCATCTTGATACCATGCTGGATTAGAGGCGTATGCATTATTGCCTAAATTGTATGGAATGTCTGCAATTATTAGTTGCGCCTTTGGCACTAAGTACCGTTTATAATTTTGGAAATGGTCTCTATAAATCATTTAAGTGTGATTATTTTTTGCGCGTAACTTTTACCGCGCTTGGTGTGTGCTGGTTACTGATCGTAAACAAATAACCGCCGCCTTTTAGCGTGCTTGTTTGTTCGTCTATATCTGAAATTTTAGCGCGTTTCATCGCGGATAAAACGCGGCGTTTTATTGCGGGTGTTGCGTTTTTTACTTGCAAAACTTGTTGAGGCGCATTTTCTGTGGCTGGAATAATCCAGTAGTGCGTGTTTTTCATATAAATATTATTAAAACATATCATAGTCATGCTTACTTGCATGAGTTAAGTTTTCAATGTTTATGTATTTTATTGTGTGATTTTTCACACCTTCTTTAAACGATCTCCATTGGGATTCAAGATTTGCTCCCTCGTGGAAGTACAGAAGTTCGTTAGATATAACATAAAACGGATCGCCGGGAGCGATTTCCACGCCATTTGGGTTTGGGTGAAAAACTCCGTCTATATTTATTGCTGGAATATAGACGGTGGTGGTCTTTGACCCTGCAGTAGGGCATAATGCAGGGTACACTCCACAATCGGGCATGTGATACGATGTGGTCATTATCTTCCAAACAACCTCACCGTCTTCTGAAACTATTTTAACACACACATCGCCATTAAAATAAAAAAGACAATTTTTGCCATTTTTATCTATTCCTATTGTGGTGATGTACGACAAATTTACGGGCGGTTTCCCGTTTTTAAAATCACATTCTACAAATATCTTTCCTTTGTGTGTAGTCGAAACCTTTAGTACTCCATTCATTGTTTTTATATTTTAAGTTTTAAAATTCCTTCCCGCTTTTACACGGGGCATTCCCTATGGTTCGATTAAAAAAGTGTAATTATATTGCTACATACTGAATTTCCGTGCTTTCACTTGTCATTGAGCCATTGCCCCAAACAGCACACAAAACACCATCTATTTCAGCAGTAGCAAACCAACTTTCGGGATGACTGGTATCGCCGTCAAATCCTTCGTGACTTGTTAGTGTGTCAATCGCTACCTGTGGATTGTATTGGTCAATAAATTCAACATCATTCCATTGTATTAGAAATGATGCCTTTGTGCAGTTTAAATCAAATTTTGCCATGATATTTAAATTTTAAGTGAGTGAATAAATACGCTTACCGCGTTTTGATAGGTCAAAGATACTACGCTACTACATTACGGTGGTAACATTTAATCATTTATTTTTCAAAAAAAGTGTTAAAGTTTTTTCTATTATTTTTATTTTAAATAAAAAAATCATTTAATGTAAACCCTGACATAGCCAACCAATTGTCTCTGTGCAAAGTTTCCCCGTAAAACACTCCATTATAAACTTTACCTAAAGCATTAGGTAAAACCTCTATTGTTTTTATAGAGATTTCATTTGCCTTGAGCAAAGCATTTAATGGAATGTGTTCATACCCTATAAAGGTGTCAGCGACAACCTTGTTGATTGGCTGTTTTAAACCTTTAAAATAAGTCCAATCATTTTTTTGCGCACATTGATGCGCGGCAGCGCAAAACTCTTGGTATTTTGCCTCTTTAATCCAATCTTGGAAAGTCCCTGTAATTTCAGACTTGAAATACAGTTCAGCAGTTTTGAATAAATACCCTTCCTGCTTACCATTAACGTAATATGGTATTTCGTACTCAATTACTAATTTTTTCATATTATACTTTATATTTAAGTTTGATTTGATGCGCTTACCGCGTTTTGTTAAGACAAAGGTAATATCCTTTTGTATTAAAGTGGTAACAAAAACAAAACTATTTTCAGTTTTTATTTTTCAGAAAATAATGAAAGTTTGTAAGTGATTGATAATGAACTAAATAAAAAAAGCGCAATGAAAATAATTTTTATTAAAAATGTTTGCGCAATGAAATTGATTGCAATTATTTACCTTTGTGCTATTAATTAAAACTACATTTTATGGATTTTAAAGAACTGAAAAATGAATTTGCTATTGAGAATGGCTATGTGGGCTGACATGAAATTGAAGACGATCACAAATTGGGTGATGTGTGCGAAGATTTTGCCCAATTTTGCTTAATTGCGAAAGATGAACATTTGGGCGAATTAGGGCAAATTGTCGATAAAATAGACAATTTGAACCGCGCATTGATAATGCCAATGAACTCACAATTTCAGGTAGATCAAATAAAAGCGCAACTTTTAGAACTATCAAAGAAGGTAAAAAATATTTATACACAATTAGGTGGCGAAGATGTTTGGGACTAGCAAATAAAAAAGCGCAAAGGTTTGCACCCCGCGCTTTTTTGGATTAAAATTTCTGTCTTATGCTTAATATCTAATTTTTTGGAAAGTGCCGCAACTGGTCATTTGTCCATGTTACTACATTGCCGTTACTGTCGCTTCCTGTTATTCGAGTGACGTTAATATTTAACTTTGTCTTATACTGCGTATAGACTAGCAATTCTGCAAAGTAGGCCGACCAGTACAGCGCGTCCGCAAAGTCCGAACCCTGAGCAAGTACAAGCCCCCTGTTGGCAAATACAAGCGTACTAAACGCATCGGTAATTCTTTTGCGCTCTACGTCTGCATTGGTATTGCTATTTACAGATAGTTCAATTTCGGAAATTGTCACAAATTTGGTACTATTCGCCTTGATTGTTTTACTGCTTAGTCTTTGTATTTGCGGTATGGCAGACGGCACTTGCTTCCTAGGTAGCGGCGTACTAGGTAACGGTATATTTTCGCCCCAATACATTTTATAGTCGTTTTTAAAACCTAGCGTGTAAATTCGTATTGGGCGCACCGGATCGCCCGGTGGTGTTGGCGGTGGCGTTGGCGGTACAACCGTGCCGGGTCTAGTATTTAAAACCGCCTCTATTAGTGCGATACCGTACCCAGTACCGTTATCTTTGCCCGTCGGTGCTATGTCCCTAGAAACAGCCGCTAAATACGTTTTAACCGCCGTGTAATTAGACAATAAATCACCCCATTTAGATATTGCAATAGCGACCACGCCCGACAAAAAAGGCGTTGCCATGCTTGTACCGCTTATTGTAGCGTATTGATTATTTAACCAGCAACTTTGAATACTTCGCCCCGGCTGCGCGTTCCACACCTGTACGCCTTGTGTGCTGTATGACGAACGACCGCCTGATTGATCGAGCGAAGCGCACGTAATTGAGTACTGAGACGAACCCGGGTATTGTACGCCTTCGCCGCCTGTATTACCCGCTGCAATGCAGTACACGCCGCCCAAATCTGTTATTGCTTTCATTGCCGCCTCCACGTTACCAATAGCCGCCGTGTTGCCGCCAAACGAGCCTGAAACAACCGTGCGTATTCCTGCTGCTTTTCTTGCTCTATCTTTCGAAAGTTGATCTACCTCGCACAACCTAAACCACTCGAAAGAGCCGCCGCCCGTTGCCCCTAAAATCTGGTCAAACTCGAAAGTAAGAACGCCCGACTTTACAAGGTCGAACGCAATGCCAAAATCCTGCGCAAAGATAATTCCGCCCACGTGCGTACCGTGTCCGTTGCGATCAATGCCCCGAGCATCGGTGGTGTAATTAAACCCCGCCTGTTTGCCCTGCTGCAATTGCGCGTGGTCGGTATCCATTGCGGTATCAACTACCCTAATATGTACCTTGTTTTTGCATTCCGCTGCAATGCGATTACGGAGCGCGTTTAGTTTGTGCTGTTCCGCACCCCAATTCGATACTAATACCCGTGTGCCGTCCCGTTTAGTTACACCGCTTTCGATGTTTTGCGGAAATTCACCGGGCTGGGGCAAAATCTCGAAAGTATCCTTTTCAAGTTGCTGAACCTGCTCTATGTACGCGCTCCGTAAATTCCTGTTAGTCTGCCCGCTTAAATTAGGGCAAAAAAAAACAGTACAAAAATTGTCGTAACTGCTGCGGGCGTTTTGGGTAGTTGCGCGTTTTTAAACACGTTCCACAAAATTGTAGCCAAACTTATTAACGCTGTTAAAATTCCCTGCCAGTTACCGCCAATTCCGGCTTCTATCGCCGCCCGTAACGCTGTAAAAACATCGGGCGTTAAAACAGGGAACAGTGCAATAAAGATAGTAGAAAGGTAGTTCCACGTGTTAGAATTTTGTATCCATTTAACGGGCGAAAACTCTGCCGTTTTAAAGAATACTCGAAACGCGCCCACGCTACCAATTAAGGTAAACAAAGACGCAACGACCTTTTCTGCTTCGCCTTTTGGAAAACCTACGAATAGGCCACCGATCAAAAGCTTTAATGTTTCGCCCGTTAGTGGGGTTTTTACGGGCGTTGCTCCGCCTCTTTTTTTGTCTGTCATAATATTATTTAGATTTTTTCCTACTTTTCGCAGGCTGTGAAAAACTTTCTAGTGTTGCCTGCATTTCCGCTACCTGTATTGATAGGTTTAGGCGGTCGCTTTCGCATATATGCAAGCGGTTAGCAACTAACTGTATTTCAGACCTCAATTCCGTCTTTTGTTCTTTTAGTTGCTCGTTTAAATACCAAACTAAAGCACATAGCAGCACCACTATAATACTTTGTTCTAATATCTTTTTTTGTAATTCCGTCATTAGTTGAATCATTACAGCACGGTCGTTTTATTACTTACTGTAATATAAAAACCGTGCCAAATTTTTTATTTAACTTCTAAGTGCTTGACTTGTTCGCGCAAATTAGCCGCAACAATGTTGCGTAATTTAATCGCGCCTTTGAATTTAAACTTTAGACAATCCTTCTTTATCACTTCTTTTCCGTTTGTGACATACCTGCGACCTATGCAAGCCGCAAGACGGAACGTTCCTATGTCGTCAAGGACAACGGCGTTAACGCCTTTGCCCGCCGCCTCGGCAATGTTCTGAAACGCTAAATTTATAACGTCGCGCAAAACATCCTCGTCAAGTCCTGTTTGGCTTTCGAGGCGTTTTGCTAGGTCGGTTAAATCATAATAACCTTTTACTAATTCACTCATAATAGTTATTTTTTATTGTTATTTAATCTTGTGTATTTTGCGCTTCCGTCTTTGCGCCTTGTTGCAATTATCGCGCTTTGTCGGTTTTTGCGGCGTGTTGTGTACGAAATATGTACCCAATCGTCAAACTCCTGTATGACTTGATCGAACACGATACCCGATGCAAGTATAAATTCAAACAATTGTTGCGGCGTGTAACCTTTTGCGTGTATGTCTGCTGCCTCACCTCGTAAATGCTGCGAATTTGGCGCACCCCTTATTTCTTTATGCGAATTTAACGCCCTACACCTAAACCCGCTCGAAATCCGAACAGGTACGCCCAACTTGTCGCGTAAGGGCTGTAAAACGTTTTTGCATAAAGCGGTTAAAGCGGCTAATTGTTTTTCGTTTGGGACGTTTTCTATTCCTTCACGTGCTGCAATGTCGCTATGTATCATTTCGCGCAAACTGAAATTTGCGGTAATCATTATGTCTGTCATAGTCTTTATTTGCTGAAAATTATAACTACATACCCAGCACCGCCATTTCCGCCGCGACCCGATGCAAACCCGTTAACGGATGCCGCTCCGCCGCCGCCGCCGCCGCCCTGCGTAGCATCTCCACCCCTGCCAGCCGCCGCTACTGCATTAGATCCGCCGCCGCCCGCGCCTGGTCTTGCGTACGAAAAGCCTGTTGACGCGCTCGGTAAACCGTCGTTTGTCCCTGACGCACCGCCAAGTCCGCCTACTTGCTGAGCCGCGTTACAAGAGCCACCGTTGCCGCCAGCCGCCGACGCATTAAAGGTCGATATGCCACCACCAGAGCCGCCGCCGCTTGCTCCAATTGCACTTACCGCCGCTGCTGGATTGCCTGATAATCCGGTTGTATTTGCCGCCGCGCCAGCACCGCCAGCAAACATTCCTATTGTTCCTGCCGCACCTGCTGATCCCGCCGACGTTGTTCCGCCGCTACCGCCTGAGCCGCCAATTGCAGATATAAAAATATTTGAAACGCCGCTCGACGTTGCAATAAAACTTGATCCGCCGCCCGCTCCCGAAAGTCCGTTGCTTGAAATTGTTGCTTGTGCTGCACCGCCAGTACCACCAACCCCAACCCTAACAAAAAAAGACGTAGGGTTTCCAAGCATAGAAAGAGAAAAAGTTCCAAATGAAAGCGCGCCGCCGCCGCCGCCGCCGCCGCCGCACCTAGCACTACCCGCTAATCCTTGCCTACCAGAACCGCCGCCGCCGCCGCCGCCTACTACATAGGTAGTTGCTTTTTTTGCCCATGTCGGCACTGTTATTTCTGTTTCCGTTACTGCTGTGCTTAATATAATTGTTGTGTCTGTTATGCCGCCGCCGCCGCCCGTGCTTGTTACCGTTGCCACCCCTGCCGTCGTAGAAACTGAAATTCCAGAACCCGCCGCAATACTAATAATTGGTATCGTTACACCCGTGCCGCCTGAAATTCCTAAAGCCTGACCTGTTAAAGATAGGTTTTGATTAGTATTAGGCGCGGTATTTGATATTACATTAAAATCTGAAATTTCGATGCCGCTACCAGCCGTGTAAGACGCTCCACCGCCTGTATTTGTTATTGTGCTTGTATTGTTTGTCGTAGAAACGGAAATTCCGCTACCCGCCACAATTGAAACAATTGGCAACGCCTGTTGTATATTTAATTGCAGTGTGCTATCTTCTACCCATGCCCCTATCTTTTGCAAAAAGTTTGCAGTCGGCTTTGTGGCCGTAAATGTGCCGCCTGTTCCTAAAAAATAGTCTTTGCCTTTTTCGAGCGCAAACCCTTGTAGTGTGCCGCCGTACGATACCTGTATTGTGTCATTCGCAGCAAACGCCGTATCTATTGCAATAGCGACCGCCGCGCTGTCTATTTTTGTATTGCTTGCTCTCCATGCCTTGCCCGCTGTAATCCTAACAAGCGTCCAATTAGGGATTGCTTCGCCCGCCAAAATGGTTGTGACGTTGTTTGCCCCAATGATGCGTCTTTGTGCCGTTACCGAAAAGCAGCAAAAAAGAGCCAAAATAATAATGATGTACTTCATGTCTTTAATTTCGTATGTAGTAATAAGCGGCACTTTTTGAAATGGCAGACGCGGCAAACGAAATGCCAAAATCTACTGCATAGTGCCACCATTTTTGATTTGCTTTTGCACCTCCAATGCCTAATGTTATGCCGCCTGTTATATATCCAACTTTGCGCGTGTCGTCGGCAAAATGATAAAAATCATTTGCGCCCGTCCATTTTATAAAACCCGACTTAAATCCCTTTTCGGGATCGCCGCCCACATAAACAGATCGCCAACTTTCAGAACCCCAAAAACCTGTTTTACTTGCGTTCCATTTGCGCTCAAATGATGTGCGCCCGTCGTGTAGGTATCCCTCTAGTAATCCATCAAACGCGCTACCGACCGCAACCAATGACCAGCCTACTATTTTTGTACGGGTTATTTTGTATGTGCTTGCAACCGTTCGCAATTTGCGGACATCTTGCGGTTTTTGCTGTGGTGTAAGATCGCGGTAACCGTTCGGGTGAAAAGTGCGCGTTTCGGCTGTGATAAATAGGTCACGACCGCCAACGCTTAAAGGCGTGTTCATTATATAACCGCCCGTAATTCTAGGCAATTCGCCTATGTAAACTAAACAGGTATCGCAATTCCAGTTTTCCGAAAGAACACCCGTACCGCCTTGTACTGTGTTGGTTTTACTGGTAACGACAATCGTGTCGTTACCAAAATAAACGCCGCCAAAAATTGGTTTTAATTCTTGCCCCTGTGCAGATGGGCTGCACAACAAAATAAGTATTGTTATGTATTTTTTCATCTTAATAAAATGCGTTCCATGTTGTGCCGTCCCATCCTTCGTGCTTTCCCGTGTCTGTATTAAAGCCCCACGGGTATTCGCCGCTTGCTGGTGCTGGGCGTGTTGCTGTTGTCCAGACTGTTGCAAGTTGCTTTAACTTGTTTACGGTATTTACGTCGGTTATTGCCTGTCCGTTACCTTTTATTTGCTCAGAATTGTCGTTATCATATAAAAGCCCACCCGCGCCGGATGGAGCATGTACATTAATAAAAATATCGTCTTTTATCCTACTTATCCCATATCTACCATTTATAGCCTCATTTGTAAAATCTGTATAAAGCGAAAATTCCCCAACATTTGCTTTTATATTAGACGTTCCGGTAATCTTATTTGTAGATATTGAAATTCCGTTTTCTGGATCATTTAAGAAAAAATACCCTTGCGGGTTGCCGTCTTTATCTGACTTTTCCCCCGAAACTGAATAAATAGCCCCTTCTGACGAAAAAAGACAACTTTGCGCTTCTGTAATTACACTTGTTGATATATTAAACCCGTTCGTTGACATTAAAAAAAGGCAGTTTGATACTCCTGTTTCCTCGCTAAGAAAAGATTGCTCTATTTGAGGAGGGGCAAATACTAATTCGTATTTTTGCCTATTACTTGAGCTTGCGTAATCCGCACCGTCAAAATCGTTAATTACAAAACTGTTGGATGTTTTTACGGTTGTGCCATTTGGCGAAGTGCCGCTACCGCCGTAAATTCCGCCTGGCGGCAATGTTACCGTGTTGCCGCTTGATATTTCCAAGTCTAAACCTGACAAAGAAAGGTTTTGCAGTTCATTTGAGGCGTTGCTGTCTCCGTCGTTAACATTTATATTTACCGTGCCGCCGCCGCTGCTTAGTGTAATATTCCCAGCGTTCCCATTTGTACTGAGCGTTTGTATTTCATTTGTAGGACTTGCGTCCGCGTCATTTACGTTTAGGTTTAGTGTACCGCCTCCGTTCGATAAAGTGATATTCCCAGCCGCGCCGCTTGTACTAATTGTTTGGTTCACATTAGGCGCGGTATTAGAAATTACATTTGTTCCCGATATAGCAATACCGGTGCCAGCCGTATAAGTTGCTCCGCCGCCACCGTTTAACAATTTCCACGCCGCGCCATTCCAGTAGTAAAATTCCGGTTCTGTACAACCATTTACTACAAAATAGGCATTGTGAATTGTAGGCGTATAGGCAGGTGCGGCGCAACCGCTAATGCGTTGGATACGATCACCGCTTTGAACCCAACTTGTGCCGCTTACCCATTCGTACCACCTAAACGTAGCGCGATCAACCGCAAATCGTGCGCCGCTTGCACCGGGGTTTGTTGTCGGTGCGCCATTCGTCCAAATAAAAGTACCCGTTTGCGCTTTGCAATCCTTTGCGCCCAATAAATTTACGATCAAAAAAATTGATAAAAAAAGTAATCTCATATTTTTAGTTTCTTATTATTATGTTTAGTTTATAGGTTTGCCCTGCTGTTAGTGTGCCGTTTGCGCGTATGGTGTAACTACCCGTCGTTTGGGTATCTACATAAAATTTCGTTATCTCCGATGCGGTTAATTGGTTGGCTGCTGAAAAAACAACCGTCGGGGCAACGCTCCACGTATTTGGAAAAGTTCGCGTGTAAATAACCGCGTTTGCCGTTGGTGCTGTGCCAACCAATAGCGTTACCGTGTATGCCATTTCCGCCCCGTTATTTACTGTTATTATAGGCGTTGATCCTAGTGCGCCGCCCGCTGTTAAAGAAACGCTTTGTGAACTATTAAGAACGTGCCAGTTTGCGCTTGCTGTCCTTGTTTCTAATCCAAACATACTACTATTGTATCTTAACCACCTTAACGCGCTTGTAGGTCTGTTTCCTGTATTGCCGCTGCTTAATGCTATTCCGTCAGTCGTGTTGTCCATATCAATGGATGCCAATGGCGCTTCTTTATTTATGCCAAATTTTCCATCTGTTGTTATTGATAGCCCTGTTGCTCCGTCACCTAATTGGGCAAAAGGCTGCAATTTAAAACTGTTACCCTCTGATGAATTGTCAATACCGTGAATCCATTTTGTAGTCGCGCCTACCAAATTATATTGTACAGCCGGATCGCCACCAGCCGCCGCCGTGTTTACTTGTAAAATAGTGCTACCTGTTCCGCTGTTTTCTAATCTGTTTAGGTAGTTTGTCGTAGTTATGCCCGTTGTGCTGCCTGTTATATCAAGCCCATAAATAGTTTCACCAGCTGCCGCCGTTGCCGTTGCTTGTATTGTGCTCCCGAAACTTGGTAAAGTACCCGCGTTTACTTGTAATCCTACACTTGTGCTATTACCTGTAACATTTAAGCGACCCGCGCCCGGCGTTGCCGTGCCAACTGATAAATTAGATCCGTCAAATGCAAAATTATTTGTTGCTGTTATTGCATTTGTTCCGCTCCAATATGCTACCTTATTTGCTATGCCTGTGCCTGTTACTGTGCCTGTTGCCGTGCTGCTTAGTGTGCCGCCCGACAAAGATAAACCCGCGCCTATTGTTGCGTTTGAAATATCTCCGCTTGCATTTCGTAGCATTAAAGACGTGCCAGTACCGCTACTGCCTGTTATCCTTGCCGCGCCTTCAACGTGAAATAATTGAGCAGGGCTTAATGTTCCAATTCCAAAATTACCGTTTCCTAATATAACTGCTCTTTTGCTGCTATTCGTGCAAAAGAAAAACGGATTATTCCCATACTGAAAAATTGCACCGCCTGTACCCGTGCCTCCAAATAGCGAACTTTCTGCACCAAAAATAAAATTATTTGTACCGTCTTTTCTGAATTGAATGTATGAGCCATCTCCACCCGCACCATTCCCGCCGTTTAGTATTAATCCCGCCAAAGACGCGTTATTTACCGTAAATCTACTACTACCTGTAACAGTTTTTGTTCCTGTAAAAAATGTTACTTGATCGCCTGTTCCGCTGCCTGTTATATCGCCCTGCGGAATAGCAACCGAACCGCCACCGCCAGATAAAGAAAGGTTTGGTGCGGAATAGGAAAGAGTTTGATTACCCGTATTTGTTCCGCTCAAATTTGCACCTGTAACGTTGCCAGATGCTGCTACTGATGTGGGTGTAATTGCGCCTAATCCTATGCTGATGTTGGGCGTTGTTGTGGCGTTTGCCACGCTTGCGGTAACGCCCTGCGTTGGCGTTACTGATACGCTCGTTACCGTGCCTTGCGGGATATTGAAAGACCCGCCGCTATTGGATAGCGTTACCGTTGGCGCACTGTATGATATGGTTTGTATTTCGTTTGTAGGGTTTGCGTCCGCGTCGTTCACGTTCAAATTTAGCGTACCACCTCCATTGCTCAAAGTGATATTCCCAGACGCGCCCGTGGTACTGATAGTTTGGTTAATGTTAGGGGCAGTATTGGTTATTGTCAAATCCGTACCAGTTGCGGCCAAAGAAATAGATGCGCCAGCCACAAAATTAACATCCGTACCCGTTGAACTATTAAGCGTTACGGGTGAACTTGTACCTGTAAATGATAAGTTTGTGCCACCTGACGCGCTAGGTGAAGTAATAATGTACTTTTGTGTAAGTGTATCAAAAAATACCGTTGTGCCACCCCTGCCTACAATCTTAATAGTGTCTAAGTAATTTATTGCTGTTGTTCGTAAACTATCCGACGCAAAAAATGAAAAGTCAACATTTGCGCCCGCACAAAAAGTAGAATCAATAAAACCTGAAATTGTAGAAAATCCTGTTTGATTTAACGGTATAGTTATACGGTCGGGGTTTGTTCCGGTCTGCTCAATAAATTCTACCGAATTACCGGGGCGCAAACGGATTAAATACGGTTCATCTATCCACCTATTAAAAACGCCTAAACGGTAAACCATTAGGCCATTAAAAGACCTGCTTTGAAAACTTGTACCGACGCAAATATCACAACTATCGCCTGTCATATTTGCATTGCTAAAACATTCAAATTCAAAAATAGGACTTTGCGCCTTTGCGCTCAATCCTAAAAAAATGACTATTAATGTAGTTACTATAAATCTCATTTTATACTATTGTTACTCGTTTTAAGAAACCGGGCAAGCCCGCCGTGCTGCTTTCGTTATGCCAAAACGGATCGTGATAAGATAGCCCGTCATCAATTGCGCTTTCGTCGCTGTCATACTCGGGTAGCGAATTTAATGCCTCGATTATTTGCGCGTCGGTTGGCGGTATGTACGCGTTTACTTGCACCTCTATTGTAGTTTCAGGAACTTCGACAATTAAATCACTTTCGCCGCTCCAAAAATTACCGCAACCGCCTCCGCAATCGGACGGCGTTGTACTTGCAAGCACAAAACAAAATTGAACAAATGCCCGTCGTTCGTCATCTGTATCTGTTACCCACAAAGTGCCAAATACTTGCACGTCACCGCGACTATCAAACACAAGTGTATCACCCTCGATGCCTAATAAAATAGAACCATTCGCCGCGCTAATTACTGTTATACCGTCACCAACCGACAAAGACTGAATAACAACACCGCCCGCCGTAATAATATCCATATCAAAATCATAACCCGCAATATTTACAGGTAATGAATTTTGTGTGATAATTACAGGCAAAGGAATATCCGTACCCTGTAACGATCTTATTTTGACCTTTTGCGGTGCTATGTTTATAGTAGGCATACTGGTATTTTTAAAACAAAAACCCCCGAACCCCAAAAAGCAATGAGGCGCGGGGGAGCAATGAACTACATTTTTTTATCCTAATTAGGCAGCAACAAAATCAACCCGGCAATTTGTCGGTGATAATAGTGTACCAGTCCAGCGAATGTCGCTTTCTTGCGCTGCTGTGATAGTCACGGTGTAAAGCGTAGATGTTGACGAACCCGTTGAGGTTGTAACAACTGTTGCGTGGCGAACCGCTCCTGCTGTAAGTGCAGCCGTTACGCTTGTAGTGATTTGGCTTGTCGTGGTAGTACCAGGTACAATGTCAATAATTGCAGTAGTTACGCCGTTTGCAGTTACTGACTGACCAGTCAACGCGCCAAACGCAGAACGCACATAAGTACATACGCCCTCTTGTACACAAGTTTTTGTAAATGCAGCCGCGCCGCCTGACGCTGTAAGGCTTACCAACTCTACGTCTGAGTAAGACGTAACTACAAAGTTTGTGCTTACCGCTGCAATTGTAAGGCTTTCCAATCCGTCTGCATAATCTTCGTAACCGTTTGCCGCTAGTGCTGCGATAACAGCCGCTTTGACAGCCGCCGCACCGGACACCGACGCAAAAGTTAAGGTTTGATTATTGCCGTCTCGATCTTTGATAATCAATCCCGTGACGGTATTGGCCGCTACATACGTTGCTACATATTTGCACATCGTAGTCCCGTCGCCGCAGCATGGAGAGTCTGATTCATGGATTTTTATGGTATTATCCGCGTTTTGGTCTGCGACCAATAAAGTCTTAAAACTCATATTATTACTTTTTTAGTTTGTTATGATTAACGGCAAACCGTCGATTTCTCTATATTTGTTTGCTATTTCAGCGTCATTCCATTTACCACGCGGGCAATGCGTCACTTCATAGCGCAATTTTTTAGGATTAAGATTTATTTCGCACTCTGTTTTTACTTCTAGGTAGCAGCCGCAATCTTTACACTTTAAGTTTTTAGCATTAAAGTTATCGCAACCCCTACAAATTTGCATCCTGTTTTCTGCAACCTCGATACTAACTTTTTTTGTTTCTAGTGCCGCTTTTGCCCCTGCCTTTAATAGTTCATCAATTAAACTCATGTCCAGTCTGTATTTATTACCGTTGCGCCTGTTCTGAAATTCCAACGCCGTGACGTTTTGCCCGTTGTTTTGCATCCGTTTGTAGTACAAATAAAAGGCAAAGGCAGGTTGTTTGTTGCCGCCGTATTTTCCAACCACTCAATCATGTTTGTAGTTGTGCGCTCAATGTCTTTCTGAATGTCACCCCTAAATCGTTGTATCTCATCCATTTTGCCTGACCTAAATCCTGTACCGTCACCCGTGTTTGGCGTTACGCCGCCGCTTGTTACTCGCAAAGTTGTACGCGCTAAAGTAGCATCAAAGACCTTCATTGCTAAAATGTTTACTAAATACGCGTCCCACAATTCGTTGCAATCCACGTCTGTAAACATTTGAAACTCGCTCCAATCGTCGGTATAACTTGGCTCTGTTGCGTTATTGTCGTTTAACGATGTGAACAATGTGCCGTAATAGTCCACCGTATCGCCATCCATGTACACGTCGTTTTTATTCCATGGCACTACGTCCGATGGTACGGGCGTTAATTTCGTTTTAAGATAGTCCCACAAATCCGAGCCTAAGCACGTGCGTACAAATTCCTGCTCAATCTGCGGAATTAGTTTGCAAAATAGCGCGGTTGGGTAGTCCCTACTTGCGCCACTATTAGTTAGAACCTGAAACGGGGTTATCATTGCTTTGCGTGTTATCTACTCCGGTTTGCTGCATTTTGAAAAGATCAATCATGCTTTGAATAGGATTGTCAAAAGTTATTGAATATCTTTTCATATCTTGCATGTTTAAAATGTCCCAACCTGCATTAATAATTTGATTTGTAAACGTTACAATAGTTTCCCTAAGGCTGTTTATTGTCGGCTCTACGTTTGTAAGGTAGTCCATCAAATAGGCGTTATCTGAAAAACCATTAGATGATTCTTTGCCTATAAAACGCGGCGTTACTTGGTGCGCTCTTGTTATGTGTCCAATTGCTATTTCGCCCGTAACGTCGTACCAATTCTCAGCCGTGTTTGGTTTTACTTGAAAAACAAACATTTCACCTGACCCGTATGGCCGCTCCGTAATCAGTACGCTTTGCGGCTTATCTGCTTTCATCGAAAAGTTATGCTCAAATCTATGTGCAAAATCTTCAAATCCAGCACCTTGCGCGCCCTCGTTATCAATTGCGTCCGATTCCTGACCGCCCTCAACTTCGATAATCAATTGCCCTGAAAAGTTGCCCGCTGCTTGCTTTGTAAGATAGATACTATCCTGCACCTCCCTATAAGCGTACACCGTCCCGTTTTCAGATTTTGGCCGCCCGTGGTAGTCAAGTTCTCCCGATTTTAAAACAAACATTGTGCGGTTAACGCCGTTTTCGTCTGCTGTAAATTCCGGGTATCCTGTCACTAATCGAGGCGGGTTTTTCCTTAAATACTCGTCATTCCATTTTTTAGAAACGCCGTATATTTCGTACTCCGTATCCGTCTTTGCGGGTAAAACGTGTTTTTCCTTATGCACGTTTATGTTTATGCGTGTTTGTCCGTTTACTGTTGAATACGACAATTCGACATAAGCCTCACCGACTGACTGATAAAAGGTGCTTATTAAAGCGTGTGCGTTTTGTAGTCCTTGCTCAAATGTAAAAAATGTATCTACGTTAGTAGAATACAAAATTTGCTCTTGTAAAGAAACCTCGGTGCTTTCAGTAGGCAAATTCCAAACAGGGTTAACCGCGTTTATAATTTTTGTCCGACCTCCGACCGCGTACTCCGTCTTTTTAGAAATACAAGTGCCGTGTGTCGGGCTTAGTTTTCTAAGCATTATAAACAGGTCTAGCAATCCGTGTGAACTGTTTAACATAGAACCAGCATAGGGAACAAACGGCCATTTCTTAAAAAAATCACCTAACTCTTTGCTGTCTGTTACCTCGGATTCAAGCGGGTTTCTAATGTCGAACATAGACATAGATCGTGTGCCGCTCTTGCGACCCCACAAGTCTTTTTTAGGATTAGTTGGGGTATGTTCACCGCAACAATCTATGTCTATTGTTCTTTCACTCATTATTTGCTATTTTCCGCTGCTGCTGATTCGATTATAAACGGGTGACCTTGCTTAAAAAGGTATGCAAAATCTGCTTGCGTTGCCGACTTTGCAATTCTTTTAGTTGGCGGTGCGTCTGCTGTGCCGGGCATTTCTACTGTAACGTCCGTACCCATTAAATTAACAGGCTTGCCCGCTTCATTAAGGCAAATAGATACCGGAAACATTGCCAAAACTTCGTGCTTTACTTCGTACTTCATATTACAGTGCTAAAATTGCGGAATCGGTTAATGATGTTGCTGGTGCAAGTGAAAAGGTAGTGCCTTCTATAAGCATTTCCAAACGCGCTTGGTTTGCGCCCGTGTCCGACATTGCAGACGGGATAACCCGCGTATCTGTTTTGCTGCCTACAAAACCGCCGACGGCGGTTGCGTCGATCTCAATGCCTTGCACAAAACGAGTACCATTGTTAAGCACGTGGATAACCACGACGTTACAACAATCCTTCATGTTATTTGCGGCAATTGTGTACGCACTTGACAATCCTTTGAATTTAAGGAATGCGGTTTGTGTTGCAATATATGGCGCGCCCGCGTTTGCGCGTGCGCCAACTTGGTTAAAGTAAGCCGTGTCGTCTTTGTCATATGCAAGTGCTTTCCAAAGACCTGTTGAGGCCATTGTTAGACCCGAAATAACGCCCGACGTAAGGGTAACGGCTGTAATATCTGCAAGGTTACAAATAAACGAACGAGCAATACCGCCGCCGTCATTTGTACACGTTGCTACGCTATTTAAAGCGGCTAATGAACAAGGCATATTTTTTCTTTTTTAATAGTTAAAAGTTAAGCCTTAGGCCGGAACGGGACGTAAAATATGTGATGCCATTACGCACATTTTAGGGTCTGCAATTGCCGCGCCCCAGCGGAATGTAGTCGACATAAATACCTTGCCTTTATCCTCAAGGCTTGTTGACTGTTGAACAACCAATCCAGCACCAGAAAACAAGCGGTTTGAAACATCTTCCACGTTTGAAAGTACACCCCATGAACCAGGCGTTACAATTGCAGCGCGGTGCGACTTAACGCCCGTAATTGCGTCAAACTCGGTGTTAGCCTCCCATGTAATAACAGGAAGCCCTTCCCAATCCATTACATTTTTAGATATGCGTGTTGTGCCGTCCGACATTTCGATCAAGTAACGGTACGCCAACTCATTGGTTGGAGCCATGTCCTTAATATACTTTTTGTAGGCGTTAAATTCAGCGGTTGTAACCAAGATTACAGGCTTTAACATACGCCCGTCAACATTTACGCCCCGATTGATAGCGATTTTCAACTCGGGCGAAGCAGCATCAACAAGTGCTTCAAAAAGTTCTGTAATGTCGCCAACATATTTATCCGTTGCAATATCAATACCGCTTGCACCTGTTGCTATAACTAGGTTGTAGTACTGATTGTATAGGTCATCTTCTTTGAGCGCGTCCAATTGCGTGACTAAACCGCCGCAATCGCCGGACATTTGCTGACCGTAATAGTCAACCCATTCTTGCGTATCTACGGCATAAGTTCCGGTTGTGTTCACCTGCTCAATGATAGGGTGGTTTGCGAAGTTGTAAAGGTTAAAGAATGAATTACCTAAACCTAGGTAAATACGCTCTAGCATTAGACCCAAAACCTGTTGCGCCTCTGCACTATCTGTCAAAGGTGTTTGACTGCCCGGTGTAAACAAACGCTCAAAACAAGTGCCATAGAAAGCGTCCGGACATTGTTCGCCGTCATACTCCACCGGACACGTCGGGAACTCGGAAATATTTAAACGGACACCGCCTTTAGGATTCCATGTACAACCGTTTGAACGTGCGCCCAATAGGTGTTTTGGTGTTGTAAAGGACGCAAAACGCCCCTTTAAATCGCGTCCTAAATTGACCTCTGCATAGAGACCTAAGTCCCTTGCATCTTGGTCAAGATTTTTAACCGCAAAGTTTTGAAAAAAGCGCAACGCGCTTTCGGTTTGTAGTGTAATTTGTGGACCACTAGCCGATGTAATAGAAAAACCTCCCTCGAGTATCATGCTATATATCTTTTTTAAAGTTATTAATTAGTTGCCTTTTGTGCAATGCCCAAATGTTTAGCCAAGCGGCTGTCCAAAATTGGGGTTATTTTGCTTTGCGTTTGGTCTGCATCTTTGAGTGCAGGCACGGGCGCATCTTCCTGTTTTGGTATTCCAGTACCCGCCTTTAGGCTTGCAATTGTAGCAGACAGCGACGCAATTTGCGTACTGTGTGACTTGTTAGCAGTTTCAATTTGAGCGGTCAATGCGGCAATACTTTCATCGCGGTTGTTTATTTCCGTTTGTGATGCCGTAATTTGATCCGTCATTGACTGTATAGTCGTGTCACGGTCTGCAAGTTGCTGCGTAAGGTCGTCAAGATTTGCTTGAAAACCGTTTAGGCGTTCGGTCATTTGCGCAACCTGTGCCGTAAGTGCGTCAACACCCGCGTTGCTCAAAATTTCGGGCAATGTTTGTTTTTGCTCCGAAAGAATATTATCAATTTCGGCCTCAGTCGCTTCCGGCTTTCCGAAAAATTGGCGTAAGCCGCTTAAAATAGAATCGTAAAATTTCATACTGTTGTATTATTTTGTCATTTTTTTAGCGCGCTTCATTGCGTATTGGAAATTTCCTATACTGTCAATTAAACCGCGTTGTTTTGCTTCGTTTGCCGGGAACATTGCACCCGATAATGTTTTGCCTATATTGCTTGCACTGCCTGTTAAACGACGTGCGCTTTTTACTTCGTTGTGGAATTGCGTAGTAAGTTGGTCAATGTATTCTTGCAATTTGCTGCTATCGCCATCAATTAACGCCCTTTGTCCGCCGTTCTTTTCAGGCGTTTGTGTGGAATAAATAAACTGGTAACGTTCGCGGTATTCCTGCAATACGGCTTTGTCGATTGGAATAAACGTGCCAAGACTGCCAAATTCCGCCGCTTCTCCCGATGCGATCTTTTCATCTACGCCAACAAGTCCGCGATATGCCGCCGACGCTTCCATATGCGACCAACTAATTACAGGTTTGTTTCTTTCTGATATTGCAACCTGCAACTTTGCCCCTGCTATGCTTTCACCGCCGCCGCTTTCGCTTTCGATAATAATGCTGTCAATATTCGGGTTTTCGTATGCGTCACGTAGCCAACCCGTAAATGTGTCCATTCCGTAACTACTAATGCCATCCTGCGAACGCATAACGCCCTGTAATTTCAGTAAAGCAGTTGATCCGCGTGGTATAGCGTCGTTTCTTTGTAGGTTCATTGCGCTAACGAGTGCGCTTTGTGGCGTAACAATTTGCGGCAAAGATTTTTCGCGACGTTTTGATATGCCCAATTCAGCAAAAGGAACGCCCGCCTGTAACATTGCTAATTCAGAAAAATAGCCGTTTAAAGCCGTCCATCCAAACGCCTCGTTTACCTCCCATACCTGTACGGATGAAAGTGCTAATTCAATCGCGTTATTTAAAAATTGTCGCTGCTCCATGTTTTTATAGGGGCAAAGTTATTGCCAAACACTACCTATAATTATTTTTTTGGCTCTTTGTGTGAATTGCTGTACATTGTTTTTAAATAATGCGTATATTTGCAGTGGAATTAATAACAAACTAAAATAAAAAATATGGCTTGTATCGTAGGATTGCCGCCTTTAGAAAATTGCGACAAAAGCATAAAGATTACATTTTCGGTATTGCGTGGAATTGTATCCGATGTTCTATACTTAGAAAATACAGTATCTTTTAAGGTCGGCCAACACGGGCAAATTGTAACGGTATATAATTATATTGGCGAACAATGGCTCAAAAATGGCATGATAGTAGAAGTTGATTTTGACCAAAAAGAAATTACGGAGTTAATTAACGAACAAGATTAACGCCCTAAAAAGTAAATAAATTATGATATTTAAAGTACAGGAAATTGACGTAAGAATACCGGAAATTTATTTTTTCACCAATCGCGTTCAAAATGCGCGCGTAATTCACACCGTTGTACTTCATTGCGCTGAAAACGACACACATATAAACTTAAAATTTGCAGACCAAAACGATGAAGTTTTGCAAAAGTACAGAAAGGCGTATTTTGAAAACAAAGATATTATTGTTGATATAAAAATTTAAAAGGCATGAATAAAGACGTTGCTATAAAAAATTTTTCCGCCGCGCAAAGAGAAAAAACAATAAAGGCTATTGGTTTGCTAAATTATAACAGCAATTTCATAGCCGAAAAAATGAACACCGATTATATTTTTGCTCAATTTTGCGAAGACAAGGTATCTGTTTTGCGTCACATTATTGAAACAATAGAAAACAGGGTATCAACTGACGATGATTGGCGGCAATTAACTATTGAGCAAATGCAGGGCAATGAGGTATCAATGGTAAAAAAAGAGGAAATTTACTATAAGCAAAAGCACGTCGGCACGATAACATTTAGAATGGAAAACTTTACGGCTCATTTTGATTTTGTGCCAGCGCAAAATAATGATAATCAAGCCCCATAAACCCACTTATAAACCGTCCGATAAGCAACCCCATACTTAACCGCAATTTTGGATATATTTACGGGCGTATCGCTTTGCATATCTGAAATAATAAGCGGGCGTACAATTGCGCTATACGGCAAACTAAGTAGTTGCTCTTTTATGTAGTTGGGCAAATCGCAAAACTTTTTTGCATCACTCATGCCAAAACGATTAGCATAAATAACAATATTTTTCTTTTGTCGGTCAATATCAACAACGCGAAGTGTAACAGCATTGCGCCGCTTTTCAGTATCAAAAGGCGCAACCGTTATAAATGTTCTACCAAAATCACCTTCAAAATAGTATCCTGTTCGATCTTGTGTTACGCTTTCAATTACGCCGTTCGATAACAGACATCCAAAAATATCAGTAGGTAGAATTAAAATACCTTCGCCCGTGTGTACGCGCTGCCTAAATTCGCCCTCTGTTAAGTTTACATACATCTCAATCCATTCTTTTGCCTTTTCTACGTTCATATTTTGTCGTTTTCATATGCCCATTTAAACCACTTAATAATAGGTGCTTCATTGCAGCAATATTGATTAGGGGATATTTTAAGGTCATTGTGTAGTTTCATTAACGCGCCCCACCTTTGCGCTAAATACAACGTGCGTGCTTGTTTTTTCTGCTCCGTCGTTAGTTTGTCAAAATCCCACATAGGTATCTGTATTTTGTGATCTAATAAGGCAAATGGACACGCGTCGGCCTTAACGCTAAACTGTTGCAAAACAAACGCTTTGCAATCCTCTATAATGTTTTCGTACTTGCTTTTAGAGTAAAAAGTAAAATCAAAATCACTTATATCCTTTTCCGCTTTACCCAATTCTTTACGCATATACCGTACGCTAAAAAGCGAATTACCATCTATATAATCACCATTAACCCGCGATCCAGTGGCGTATATTTGTACGCCGGGAAAGTGATCGGCAATAGCCAAATAAACGGCCTTTGTGCTTTCTGGAAATTGGTCAAAAGATAAGACCTTTCTGCTGTCTCTAATTTTAATTGCAGATTCGGACGGCTTGGCATCTATTTCAATGCCCGTAACTCTTCTTTTTGATTCTTTTATTGCCCATTTCCAATACGATAAACTATTATCATCTGTGACAAAATGGGATATGCTTTTAGGATACAATGCCTTGTATTCATCAAAAATTTGTCTTGCTTCTTGTTCTGTCATAAATGTAGTTTTAATACTCGGTTGTTATTGTGCAGTTTTCCGGCTCGCTATACGTTTCACCTCCGTAGCCAAACGCGCTGAAACCCGATCCGAACCACGTCTGCTGCTGTATGCTTTCGGTGTATCTGTAAATTACCTCTGTTGCGTTTGATATTTCGATTATAAAACCTTGACAAACTGGCTTTTTAATTGTAAAAAACCTCGCACCTTTTACGGGATCTAATCTATACGCATACTCAAAAGACATATAAGGCGCACCGACACTATTCAATGTGTCAACTAGGTTTGAAACATACGGTTTACCTAAAATATTTATTATGCGAATAACACCAAAACCGACCGGGTCAGTAATTGCACTAACTCCGTCAACCTCAAACTTTGTTATTGTTAGCGCGTCAAGTGTAGTCTGTCTCAAAAATTGCCCAAAATCTTGGTAGTATTCGCACTTAGAAAACTGACAACCGCACGGCAATTCGCAGCACTCACTTTCCGTTGGTGGTATAAAAAATGTGGCTGGTGTTGGTATATTTGAGCAACCCACAAAGTCGCGTATTTGCGTCATAGGGGCATTGATCGGCCTACCTCTAAACATAAACCTATAATTGCGTCTAAAGTCAACTGCATTGTAAAAATTCATGCTCATTAACATTAGTAAATCAATCTCAAAACCGCCCTTTAATTCGTTAGATATGTTTAGGTAAAAAGTATTAAACATATCCGTATCGCTGTTTGGCGTAAACGGCACGTTATACACTTGCTTTTCAAATACCAAATTTCCGTAAAAATCTGGTGCAGGCTCTAACACCCGCGTCGGTAACATAGATGCGTACGCAAATTGATTAATTAATCCTACATTTGTCGGGCTTGGTTTTGTAGTAAAAAAGAACGAGGCAAATTCATCTAAAAAATTAGTAACGTTTGGATTTTTCTGCTTTACTGAACCATAGGCATAAAACAGGCGCGGCGCAATCCTAAACGATCTTTGCCGCTGGTCATTGTCCCATAGCCTAGGGAATACCGCACTTGATCCGACTTTCCCTGGTCCAAAAATCTCAAAACCATCATGCAATAAGTCATCTACACCCTCCAAGGTTGGCTCAAAAACAGGGTTATATATTTCCGTTGTTTCATCGGGCAACAAATTACTGTTTAGTATTTTACGGCGGTACGGCTCTTTTGTAAGTTTTAGCGAATCAATGTAACTATCTGTGCTATCCTTAAATCCTACCTCTAAAAATCTTCTTTGTTCACCGTTAACCGCCTTTGGTTGTTCGCTACCCTGTACAACAAGTTCAGATATATCAACACTTGGCTGTTCATCTAACAAAAACCCTGCTACGTTTGTGCCGAACACATTAACCCCGTTCTTTGGGTATAGTGTAACGGTTTTTGTTACTTCGTCTGTTGCGGCTTGTGATCTTGTTAGGTGACAAAACGCCTTGAAATAGTCAAGCAAAAAGCGTTCATTTTCTACTGCTTTTTGTATGTTTATTGTTTGCCCGGTATAAAAACTTTTGTCATCAGGATATACGCGACCGCGTGAACCTGCTTTAATTGTTAGTGATAGCGTGTCTAGTTCCGGCAAACGAATAGCGGCTTTTTGCCCCGGCTGCAACGTTACGGTAATTCTAACAAAACATTCTTTTTCACTACCCGCCGGAATGCTTACCGTTACATCTTCGCCAATTATTTCACCTGTAAAAATTCCGCTTGTTCCGGAGTCTAATTCAGCAACATGGAAAGTAATATTTTGAGCAGACCCGCTTGGACTTGACACAACACCCGCAAACTCAAATGTATATTGATATGCAATGCCTAATGTGTTTTGTATGCCCGCTAAAAATATAATACCGCCCAAAACAAGGTTATCCATGTTTGAGAAATCCAAAGTATTAAACGGTATGCCGGAAAATTGCAAGAAACCGCCCGAACCTACAATATCAACAGTTTGTAGTGTTGACACGGCTTTTTGCGAACCCGCTTTATAGTACTCCTCATTTAGAATATAAACATAAAGACCTGCGACTAAATCACTATCAAATATTAACCCGTCAAGCGTCCAGCCTATTTCACAAAACCCTTGCTTTAAAAGGTATGGAAGCGATATAAGCGGGCGTAAATCTTCTAATGCTAACGCCTTAAATCTAGTCGTTTGGCTATCATTTACAGGTAGCGATCTGTCGCACCAGTTACCGTAATCCATCGGTGGCCATATCCAAACCGCGTCACCATTTTGATTTTTCCATTTGCTTAGCAACCAGTTTGCGTCAATATTTTCTTTTGTCAGTTCAAATGTACCGTAATCAATTGTGTTAACTTTTTTTGTTCCTGCCAACTCTATCCAGTGATCGGGAGCGCGGCGCAACTCTAAAGACCACTCGCCGCCCTGCGTTTTTGGTATTCCGGTGACAACCAACCGTGTGTACTGCAATGGGTGACCCGCAATCCTTACACGCACTTCATAATATTGCCGCCTGTTATCCACCACATTAGGCGTTAAGAACTCTACAAAAATAGCATCGTTAGTCGGGTTTGATGGTGCGCTAAACGGTTGCGCCCCGTCTGTTTTTAGTTTATTCGCATTGGTTAATGCCTCTACATTTTTTGTTAAACGTATAGCCTCGTTGTTTGTAATATCTAACAATACGCTGGTAACTCCTAGCCTGTTACGGGTCGTTGCTGGTAAGTTGTAAAACTCTATTTCGATGCAGTTATTTCTCATTTTCCGTTATTGGTTTGCGGGGTTTTGTACCGATATGTCAGACAAATATACCGTTGCTGTCATTTCTGCAAATTCGCCCGCTGAACTTATTTGAACCGTACCGGGGTCAATTATTATTTTCCTTGCAAATTCTACATCTCCGTTTACCTCTTTGATAAATTTAACAGGCGACAAAATAAAATCTTGAAACCAATCAATGCTTTCTTTGCTATTGCTTAGTGCAGACGCTCTAATCGTTTTTGTTTCGTAGTTGCGAAGGTTTACAAGTGTGCGACCGCCCTGCTTGTTTGTTTTATCAAAGTCCCAAGCGCACGGAACGTATAAGTTAACCTCCGTACCTTCACGTGTAACGGATTGATCTACCACATCAACTACCATTGTGCTATACCCGCCCTGTGGTGTTAAAAAATATACGTCTGTTGACTTGTTGCAATCACAATTAATTGGAACGTATTTTAAAATTTCGGTTACGGACGCAATCGGGTTATCTTCAAAATCTGTTAGTATTACCCTTACTGTGTAGTAATCATAAACACTAACGCCCGTAATATCCTCTACGTGACCGGGTGACGTATTGAAGCATATAGGATAAAACCACCTGTTAGGGTCGGTATTAGAATCCATTATAACGACATTGTCTGCTGCTTCAATTTCGCCCTCAAAATACACGGTAAAGGTTGCAGCCAATTTGTAATCTTCGCCAAACGTTTCAGAAAAATTATTAGTTAGCCACAACCACGAATAACTATCTTTGCATATCCTAATGCCGGACGGTTGCGAGGTTAAAAACTTTTGAAGTGTTTGTCCTTCCGGGTATCCGTCGGGGTGATTAAACCAGTAGCGACGCATTGCAAAAGGGTCATTTTTAGGGAATGCAGCGTTAATGCCTACCACATAAGCGGATCGCATAAAAGTACCAGAACGTGCCACACAATTATCCCTGTAAATCCAACCGTAATTTAGTTGGAAAACCTTCATTAAACTTTGCGCGTTATCTTCTATACTTACAAAAGAATCTATCGAAAGTTCGGGTAAAATAGTGTATAGTTGCCCCTCTATGTCGGTTCTGTAATCTATGCAAACAGGCGCAACAGAATCACAAAGGCGGTCAACCTCATGGCCTTCAAATTCCGTTACTGATAGCGGCGTATTTAGGTCGTTGTTATAAATTAACTGAGTAACAACCTTAACGCCTGCTACATAAACAGGAGAAACGCCGTTTTCATACCCAACCGTTGCGCCTGCATCCTCGACCGCTGCCAAATCCATTGCCGCTACTGTAAAGTTTGCTTGCTCCCTGCAATCGTTCCACGTTATTGTTACCGTGTACGCGCTGCCATTGAAAGTTATAGTTTGCCGTGTTGCCCTAGCAAAAAACAGGTTACCGCGTATCATGTTTAAAAAATTCTCGGACGTTGTTTTGCCTGACGTTGTTGTCCTGAATGAATTACCCGTGAACGCAACGGAATTATTAATCGTAAAATCGTAGCCCCATATTTTAAACTCCGTACCCGGTGATACTACAATCGTGCTTAACGGGAACGTAGCAATTACAACCGCGTTTTCGCCCGCTGTTGTTACCGCGTCTGCGTCGTCAAGTTGCAAGCACCACGTAAAACAATCCGATACCGGAACGGGTACGCCTTTAGGGTCGTCACTTGCAATTGCATCAATCGGGGTGCTTTGCGGTTCTGTTAGTACTGTTATCATATTTCAGTTAATTGTATTAGTTGTTGTTTGCGTTCGTTTGTTCTGTCTGCGTCATTTAGCCCCTGTGCAATTGCGGAGTATGTTTCTTTCGCCACCTGTTCGGCAATAAAATAAACGCTTTCTTTGTCAATTGACGCTTTCGCCTCTATGTTTAAACTGCTTTGCGCCCTGCTTTGTGATGTGCTTAATGAAATGCCTGGTGCAGTAGAAAAACCGCCCGTTGCATATCCTGTGCCTGTTGACGCGCCGCGCTTTGTTCGCAGCCTGTCTAATTCCTTAAACAAACTAGGGAACATTTGAACCTGTGAACGCGGGGCAACATATTCATCTTCATGCAATTTTGCATCAACAACCCTTTCGCCCGTTTCATCAACATACGCGCCTTTGCCTGTAAAACCACCGACAGCAAATTTTTTAGACGCAATTAATGCCGTAGTTGCCGCCGCCGCAATACCGGTTGCAATTGCTAAAGGGGGACTGTAAAGCACCCTAGCAACAGATAGTAAACCGTTTATTGTTGATTCAATCAATGCAATCCGTTTGCGTTCCCGTGCGGCCTCTTTTTCAATTTCATCCTTTTTAGTTGCGTATTCTTTGTCTATTGCCTCAAGTGCTTGCGCGTTGCCCTGTGCAAGTTCCCTTTTTTTCTCATACTCCTCATCTAGTGCGCTTAATTCTTTGTCTTTTTCGTCGTCAACTTTTCGCGCCTGTTCGCTTGCAATAGATTGTGTTAGTGCTATTGCGCTGTCAAACGCCGCGTTAATAAATGCCTCCCTTATTTCCTGTTTGCGCTTTTCAGCCTCCTCTTCAATTTTTAACTGTGCATCTACTTGCTCCTTTGTTAGTTCAATTTTCTGTTGATTAGCCGCCCTTATTAACTGATTTTTTATTTCCTCCGTTTCGGCTGTTGTCTCAATATCAAATTGAGAAAATTCGACCGCTGCTTCACGTTGCGCGTCCGTCAACTCCTTTATTTTTGCCTCGTCAGGTACACCCAATTCTACCGCCGCCTGTTTGCTGCCTGCTTCAATTTGTTGCTGATCGGTTAACGGTGCGGCTCTTAACCTATCAATACTATCCTGTAATGTTTTTAGTTCCTTTTCCGCTTGTGTTAGGTTGCCCAAAATCTTGGGTATTTGGTCAGGCTTTGCGGCTTCCAGTGACGCTTTTAAATCGCTTACTTTTTTCTCTAAAAAGTCAATACTACCAATTGCCGCGTCACGCTCTTTTTTTACCTTAATTTCAGACTTACTAAGTCCGTCGTTGTTTGCAATTATATCCTTTTGCGTTTTTGCAATAACCCTATTACTGTCTGCAAATTGGCGGCGGCGGTCTAGTTCATCCTGCTCTATGTCTGATAAATTATTTTCCCTATTGTTTGTAATAGCGGTAAAGTTTGCATCAACTTGTTTTAACTTATTTTCAAGTGCTGCAATATCGCCCTCAACTTGCGACCTTAAGGACTTGCGCGCCGCCTGTATTTCATCTACCTCAATAAGCCCCACATCCTTTGCAACACGCGCAACTTCGCCAAAAGTTAATTCACGAACAAAAGCCCGATCCGGCGTTGCGTCTAGTTGCACCTGCCTTACTTTCCTGTCTAGTATTTCTTGCTCAATTGCCGCTTTTGCTTGTATTTTTGACCGCTCAATTACTTGATCGCGTAACGTATTTGTTAGGTCTTTTTGCAGTATAGTTAATTGTCCAATGCTTGCCTTTTCAAGTTCCTGTTGCGTTAATACGTCTGGGTATATTTTTAGCAAATTTGATATTGCTTGGTTGCGCTGGTCGCGGCTCGCTTTGTCGTTTTTTAGTACATTAAAGTTTTTTTCGGTATTGATTGTCTCTACTGCTAATTGCTTATTTGCATCTTCTAACGACGTAGAAAGTATTTCATTCGCCGCGCTCAATCCTGTTGTTTTGCCCGAAAGGTTAAATATCTTATCTGTTGCAACTGCTACGCCGCCCACAAATTCAGCAAGCAAATTGATGGCCTCACCTAATGATGAACTAAGTCGGCTATTTGTAAAAAGCGCGTTAAATGAATTAGATAACTTATCTATGCTTGCGCCAAACGTTGCGTTTTTCTTTTGGAACTCCTGCGTTATTGAATCGGTGTTACCTAGTGCCGTACCTGCTTGCGTTACGCGCTTACTAAGCAAATCCATATTTTCGCCCAACTTACCTACGACCTCACTAACGCCCGCGCCGTCAACATCTAATGTTTTGAGCGTTTGAGATAGCGCGGTGTTGCTTAATTCCTTTGAATTTAATTTTGTGATAAATAACTGTAACGCGCCAAAAATGTCATCATTTACCAACTGTTTAAAATCCTGTGCAGGTTCATCTATTGCCGCCGCAAACGCCTCCGGTGCTGTTGCAAGTCGTTGTAATAGTCTAACAGATGCGGTACTGCCTCTTTCTGCATTAATGCCTAATTCGTCAAGTGTTGCAGATAGTCCGATTATTTTATTAGAGGTAACGCCCAAAGGCTGCGCCGCCCCTGCAATACGACCCGCAAAGTCTGCTGTTGCTGACGCACTCGACGCGCCTTGTGCTTCCAAAAAGTTGAGCGCGTTACCTATTCTTAAAATATCTTCACTAATCTTTTCGCTCTTAATGTCAGTAAGCACGTTGCGAAGTTTGCCTATTACCTCGGTCGTCTGTTCTGCACTACCTCCAAACTGGTCACCTAGTGCAACATTAAGCGTATCTACGCTTTCTGTAAAATCAAATAGTTCCGCTTTTGCAACCCCTAACTTACCGCCAATTTCTGCAATACCTAGTTGATCTACTAAAGATGTTCGTGTGTTGCGCTGCTCTAAAAGGTCTGCAAGTGCCTGTATTTCCGGTATGGACGCGTCAGCCGCCTTTGCCACGTCCGCTATTCCGTCAGATGTTTTTGCATTTACATCATTAAATTTTGCAAACGCGCCCGTAACCGCTCCAATTGCTGCTGTTACGCCTAAAGCCCCAAAAACGCCATCGAATGCGCTTTTGTAATTGCCGACGTTACCAGTAAAACGCCCGATGCTTTGCTCTATTCCGTCAATCTGCTTTTTTAGGTTTGCCGCGTTCTTTATAAGGCTTTGCCCTAAAATGCTTTTTCTTTGAACCTCGTCAAGTTTCGATATTTCAACGGCCAATTTTGAATACTGCAACCGCAACCCGGCCAAAGAATCGGTAGGAACTTTTAACGCTTTCAATTCAGCGTTAAGTTTCTTTTGTTGCTCAGTTAGGTCATTGATAGCAAGTTTTGCATTAACAGCCGCCTGTCTTAATAATTTTTGCCCTTCACTCCCCTCCTCAACCTTTTTAAGTTCCTTGTTTATTGCCTTTAGCGCGTCACGTTGCTTTGCAAGTTCCGTGGCGACATTAACGTCATTTGCTACTAATTCAAATATTAACTTCATTGTTGCAGTATTAAGTTTTCAAAACCTTTGAATGTCTCTGAAAAAAGAAACTGTATTTTAATCCCAAATTCCTTTTCTATTTTTTCACTTATGCTTTTTACTTCATTGTCTAAGACGGTTTTTATAAACCCCGTGCGTTCTCCTGTCTTTGAAAACCTGGCACTTGCACGGCTTGGCATTCCTTCGCGGGCGTGAACGTGTGCCGTTGCAAATGCCGCTCCAATTGCTTCACGCCCCGACAAGCCGCGCTTTTCAAAAAAGGAAATAAGCCCTTGTATGTATTGCGAAGTACCACCGCGACCGCGACTACCTGAAAATGGTATCCTATTTGCCTTAACGCCAAATTCCACAAACACGCCGTAATTTTCCATTTCCATTTTTGCCGTTATCGTACCGTTGCCCTTAGTGGTAGTGTAGTCTATAGAATCACGTAATTTGCCCGTCAATGTGTGGCCTTGGTCATCCTGCGAATCCCTAAGTTTGCCGCGTAAATCAAACATAACTGCGTTAATTATTTCGTCAAATCCTAAATCTAGCATCCCTGAAACTGATTAATAGGGTCAACACAATTAACGCCGCCAAATTCAACATCTAAGCACCAATCAACTCGAGCCTTAACGCGTATTTTAGTGCCGTACGTGTTTGTTGCTCCCATCTCTACATGCGTTGTACGTACCTCTTTATTATCTGATTGAAAAGCGTCCCCAATATCGTAATATGTATCATACTGCTCAATTTCGCCACTACTTAACAAACGGTCTAATATTGTCCGATTGTAAACACCTGTAACGTCCCCAACACGTGCAATTATTGACGCGCTTATGTAGTTGATAGCGTTTAATAATATAGCCTTTGTGTCCCTGAATATGTGGTTAATGGTTCTGCTTTCGCACCTGCCAACTTTGCCGTCGCACTCATTTTTAAAAGAATCCAGTACCGCAATTTCCAAAAAGCAATACTCTCTCATGCTTTTTTCTATAATGCCACGGGTAAAATCACTCGACAACTCGAACGCCGTTAATACCGGATAATCTGCTACGATATTGTTAGGTGTAAACTTTTTGCGCTCCCATGCCCTAGAGTAAAAGTACGGCGTGTCTTTATCGGACAAGGTCGCACCCATTGCAGGGGTTTGTAGTTCTGCTCCGTGATCTAATTGCAGCACCCGGAATGTTTGCGGCTGCTTACAATCGTATCCAACCGTAGCAGGGTATCTGCGTACAGCGTCCAATAAAATGCTGTAATATGTTTCTAATGTAATATCGCTGTATGTCATTTTTAACTTAGTGCGTTTTCAATACTTAGCAATCTTACCGCTGTTTGAAAATTAGCGGTATAAACTGCTTCTATTTTCGTTTTCGTGCTTGTTTCAAAGAATCCCTTATCAATAAGCGTCGGGATGAGCGACCGCCATCCGATCCGTTTAAAGACTTCTTCGCTGTGATCTTTAGCGGCTGCCCGCGCTTTGGCCGCTGCTTTAAAGTCACCAATGCCGCTATCGTTAGGGATTGGAGGTACAAAAAAGTAACGACATTGCGGCTGCTCTTTAAGCGACCTGAAAAAGCGGTTAAAAAAAAATCGGTGTCTATTGCCGCCCCTGCACTTATTACTTCACCGTCAACGCCGCCAAAATGGTTGGCACGCTCTAAAATAAAGTTTTCTCGATCTACATCGTCAGTCGGTAATGCTTCGCCGTCTTTCCTGCAAAGAATAGCAAGCAATCGCAAATATTTTGCAAATGCTTGGCTTCCTGTTTCGTCATCATCGACTAACATCTCAAATGCCCTGTTGGCTTCTAACGCCTCAATGCTTTCTATTACTGTCAAATTTGGCAATACCTCGCTAATTCCAGACGCTAAAACCTTAGTAGCAATAATGGGTATGTTATACCGTTGTCCACAAAAGTCAAAATACGGCTCTATTGTATTAATCTTTGGCGTTGCTGCAATTTCCCGTAAATGTTTATCAATCAAATTTGCGGCGTACCCATGCAATTGCGCTACCGTGTTTAACTCAAAAGTTTCTTTGTCTTTTTCCGTCTCATACACTCCGTTAAAAACGTCCGAAAGGTCAACGCCATAAAACGCGCTTACCGCTTTTGCGTGTTGCAGCAAATAGTTGTCCGGTGTTGAATTACCTACATCAATAAGAAAATCAATATACCGATTTAAAGGCACTTCATAAAGCGTTTCCGGTACGTCAAATTCCGCTATTGTTTCGCCTTGTGCGGTTTGTACTCTACCCCTTGCTTTCATCTGCTTTCAATTTTGCGGCTATTGCCTTTATTATCTGTTTGCTGTTCATTGCGTCGGCAATTGTTGCTCCTATATTTTTTGCATGTTCCAGTAAATGATCTTTGCTATATTTTTCACTTACCGCCGTTATCGACATTATTTGAATGTCTGCTTCAATATTGCTACCCTCCACAACAACCGCCGCGCCGCTTTGGTCTGCTTCGTTGTCCAGTGGTTGCGGTGCTACTGCTTGTGATTGTTGCGCTGTCGTTTTGGTTGGGCGGTGTGCGAAAGTTGCGCTCCATGCTTCCGCGCCCGTCTGCTTTCCCGCGTCGGTTGGTTGCGCTTGAAAATTAGCGACAACTATCCTGCCTTCTTTTGCTCTTTGCCCTGTAAGCAAAAAAGACTTAAACTGCCTAAACGGTGAACTATTGCCGCCGTACGCTTTGTGATACGCCTGCAATAAATTTGCCTCTAATTCCGGCAATTGTTCGTAAATCTCTTTGTTAATCATATGTGTATGTAGTTAATTACGTTGCAAAGTTACTGAAAGTTTTGTATTTTCAAAAAATAATGAAACTAAACGACACTACGAGTATGTTTTTTTGCGCGTGGCCGTATGTCATAGAATTTTTTCATTATCAAAAGGTCTGCAAAATCGGGGCTTCTGCCTATTGCCTGCTTAACTTCGTCTTTAGGTATTAGCCTTAGTTTTTCAATACCGGGCATTCGTTTAAGTTGCCTTAGTTCATCTGATAACATTTCAGTATCGTTTTCATCTTTTACCCCCTCTAAATATAACCCGTACTCATTTATCTGATCCGCCAACAAAAACGCACATTGAGAGCGAAGGTTAAAAAACTGTTTGTAGTCTTTGCCGTGTTCTGCTGGTGATGCGTTACCATTGAAAGGTATTGCGCCCGGTATAAAACCACCCTTGCTACCAATGAACGCGCCCACGCCGTCCGCATCATAAACAATTGCCGACGCTGGTATATTGTATTTATTTCTGAAACGGTGTATTAAGTCCAATACCTGTTTGCCGCCGCTCTTTTCCATTTTACTATGTTCGACCAGCACATCGCCCTCAAAGTACGCGACCCGGTATAAATCGCTGCCGTGCATTGCTACGTCACAAATCAAACATTTACGCTTTGCGTCGCGCTCAATAAAGGAATTAGAATATAGGTCTGTTATTGCGTCGTTGTCAGTTAGTTGATTAGGGTCATCTTCGTACTCCCAATTCCCTAAAAATAAACGTTCACGGCTTGCGCCCTTTAATCCGTCCAACCGTTCTTTGTAGCCCGGTTCACTAAATGTATTATCACCGATCAAAGATTGAACAAAGGCATATTTACCGCTCAGTGATCCGTCGCGGTATGGCTTATAAAACTCCGTGTATGTCCAGTTCTTTGCAGGGTTTGCCGTTATTAGTAATTTACCCTTAATGCTATGCTCTTTATTCAAGTGCCTGCCTATACGGATTTTTAGTATCTCATAGGCTTTTACGCTTACGCCTCCCGCCTCCTCAATCCAACCGCCCGTGTACTCAGTAGAACCAAAATTATTAAAGTCCGGGTCGCCGGGTTTGTACATCAAATCCAGCCCCTCAATTACCGACCCGTTATCAAAAACAAAACGAACAGCCATTTCATTATAACGGTATGAATCGGACGGAATGCCATGCTTTTTGAACACCTTATTCATTGTTACTACCGTGGACTTTCTTACCTCGCTCAAGTGTTTACGACCAATAAACCACCTAGTTCCGGGATAGGCCAAACAATTCCATAGCAACCACTCGCATCCGAGATAACTTTTTCCGCCGCCCGCCGCTCCGCCAAACAATATCTCCTCTTTGTACGAATCGCATAAAAACGACATAGCCGCTAATTGCCTATCGTGCAACCTTAGCGGCTTGTAAAATCCTGCCTTAAACGCCTCGATCTTTGTGTTAATTATATCAGTGGGCGTTATGGAATTAAGTATATCAATCCCCATCTTTTGCGGTGTCGCTTTCGCTTTCTAGTATTTCGAGTATGGCCATTCTTTTTTCTAGGCTCATATTTGCAAATGGAGTATTAAGGCTTTCGCCTTTACTAGTATGGTCAATTTTTGTCTTTACTGGGTCGGTGTGGTCAAAAATCATCTTTGCGGCTCGCTGCCTAATGTTTGGGTCATCGTCTGCATAAGCATCTACCACTAAACGTATTGCAATTGCCGTCTTTTTATCCACTTCAATCACTTCGTTAGTTTCAGGGTCTTCCATGTTTATTTTTGCCGCCAATATTTCTTTGAATATTTTCTTTACAGATTTGCCCTTTGGCCTACCTACGTTTTCACGCTTTGCCCATCGTTCGGGGTCGTCTCCTTTTTTAAACGGCTTTAAGTTATCCCAACTTGGATTTCTTTTTGCCTTTTCTTGGTCGTCCCCATCTATTGTGTCCGTTAAATTCTCCATATTTTACCCTTATTTTATTAACGCATGATTAACGCCTTAAAACGGTGCAATTGTATTGGGTTTTGCATACTCAAAATTTCTACTAGGCTTTCTTTTAGATGCGGGCGTTTTGCTATTTGCCAGTTTCTTGTACTTGTCCCTAACCTTTGTTTTTTTATCACTCATAATGTTATTATTTAATAATCAATTTGCTGTACTATCAATAGGATTTATTACATCCCAGAGTTTTGATTTTCTAAGTGGCTTTTGTAGGGTCTTGCACTTTTCGGCAATATCAATCATTATTTCTTGATAAAACTCATAAAGCCCTTTGTTGAACTCGATTGTAAATTGCTCTACATTGCCACTACTTCGAAGATTTACAGAGCCGTGCATTGCAATGTGCTTACCGCAATGCGTCTCTATGTTTATTATCTTCATGTGCGTATCTGCAAAAGCAACCTGCAACTCGCACTTATCCGTTCCAATTGTATTGTAAGTGTATGGCACTAACTTATCTGGAAATCGCTCCCAGCCGTAAAATTCAGCCGATGCGATTATAGTTAGTTTATCTACAAAGTTGCCATGAACCAAGTTTTTTAAACTATCCACATTGTTTTGATTGTATCCCAGCGTGGATATAGTCAACTCTTTAACGTGAAAATTATTGTGTACTATATACGCCTCGATAAAATCGCCAAAAATAAAAGTTCCGTTTACGACGCAATGATAAACGCCGTTTTCTTCGTAAAGTATTTCCGATGCCAAATCTTGCGCGTTTTTATACTTAACGCGCCTTTCAGATAGTGAGGCGTATTTCCTAGGTCGAGAATACGACGTATTTACGCCCATCATATTTTTGTTTGACGGGTTTACTGTTTTTTTAATTGTAAGTACTTTGGTCATTTTTAATGTATTCTATATTTTAAGTGTTATTATCTTATTTTACACTACCACCCAACAACGGCAAAAATCAAGCCGAAATACAGCAAAACGCTGCAAGTAATAGCAAGTATTATAAATTTATTTTTGTGCTTCATTTATTATTTTATTGCATAACGCTTGCGCTTCATCAATATCTTTGCAATACCCTAATACCACGCGCCCCATATGCAATCCTTTGCTTTTGGCCGCGTGTGAAATATTCCCATTATTGCCAACATAAACAACCTGAATATCATTTACATCTCTTATTAGTTGCTCAAAATCCACGTGTCTTTGCTGGTTAATAATATTATCACTAAAACTGCTTATCATAATTTTTTGTTTACAAAGTTACGCAAAGATATTGAATAAAAATTAAATTGCGCAAATAAAATAAAAAAAGCCGCCCATCTTACAACGGAGCGGCAAAGTTAAAAATTGAAAAACCATATTTTACAAAAACTCACATCTTTTCGATTGATACAAGGCACTGGTAAAAACCTTAAATTTACATCTAAGGTTTTTTAAGCAATGCAATTCTTTATACGTGTTTCTTTGTTTCTTGGTCTTGGGTAACCGTCCCGATTTACACCAGGACGGAAAACCCCAAAAAACCAAATGAAAACAATCTTTGTCTTAATTGTTGATCGGAATGGATTCGAACCATTAACCTCTTGCGTTAAATACCCAAAAAAGAGCCATAACAACAAGTGTGCTACACTGCCATCGCTACACCACCGATCATCCGCTACTACCCCAAAATTTTGCACATTTTATACCGATTAGTATAAAGTAAGTGTTTGGGCAAGGTTTTGTCTGCCGGTTTCTATTATGGGCTAGTTTGCTCACAATAATTGCTTTTAAAGAGTCTGGCTGCAATTTACTCTTGATCTTTGAACCAGCCGCATCTAATCACGGCTGTTGGATAGGCTAAAAATGTCCTATCTTAATTGTGGCGGGTGCAGGACTTGAACCTGCGGCCTTCGGGTTATGAGCCCGACGAGATACCAACTTCTCCAACCCGCAATTTTTTAAAAGCCGCTCATATTCCTACAATTGGCCTAGTTTACCCATAAACAACTTATATTCAATTTTCTGTGGAGGCATGGGAATCGAACCCAAAAATAAAGCCTAATTAATCAAAATTATACTTTCCTAGACCCCCGTTTTAAATAGCCGCCAACTCTCTTTTGAATTGACGGCATCTCATGTATATAATCTCATGAAAAGTGGTAGTGCAAAGATAGGGTTTATTTTTCAATTTGCAATAGCGTTAACATTTGGCGTTAAAAGACGGTGCGAATATCCACCAACTCAACCGACTTTATGTTGGTAGGCTGTTTTTCTAAATGGCCGTTATATGTGCCGTAATTTTTGCGGCTGTCTTTTTCGGGCTTTAGCCATTTTTCGCCGTCCCAATATAAAATCTTTTTTGTGCCGTTTATTCGGTAATATTCGCCTATTTCTAGTTTTGATAAATCCATTTTATAAAAGTTTAAATAGTGATATACCGATTGATATTAGTATTGCGCCTGCTACAATAGCAAGCATTAATACTATTAGCGTGTATTTGTCGGGTTTTTTCATTGTTTATGTAAAATATGCAATTCTTTGCGTTCTTTTATCGTACCAAACTGCTACATTTGAATTGTACTTAAAACTAATACCCATCCATCGAAAAGGCTGTTTGTCTTTTACTTTTTGTTGTATTCTTACAGGGACTACAATACCAACGTTTTCGGATTCCTCCGTAAATAAATTAAGTAACATCCGTATATTTTTAAGTGTGATTTTTAAAAGCACCCCAGCCAACTTTATGACCGGAGTGCCTGTGTCTCATAAGCGTTAGTTTTTAAAGATAATCCTTGCATTCGCTACAAATTTCAGCCGCAGCCGATTTAAAGTCGGACTTAAACCAGTTATAATGGTCGTTGCCGCCCGAAACTATAACCTTTGAAC